TGAAGCCTTCCGGGCATTATACTAAGATAACGCAAAAATCTCAAAGCGAATTTTATACGATTGCAGATGTGACTGGTGTAAGTACTGGACAGGTCACAGATGGTTACCACAATGTAAGCAAAATGAGCAACGGACAGTTTCGGTACTCTGCGCATTTTACATGCTATCCATCTGCTATCCCGAACGGAAATATTGTTGGATATCTTCCTGAGAGCGCGAATCCTTATCAAATTGTATACGAATATACTTACGATATTACGAACCAAAAATGGGTGCGTATTCGGATTGGCAATAACGACAGGAGCATCCAGCTAATGAATCTTGATGGTACGAATGTAACATCCCAGCGAGTAGAGCTCGAATATCATATTGATTTTTAATCCACTATATTATCTAATGGCTATCAGAACACCAGCAAGGCTTATATTGGCTGTACCAGATGCCAGGTTGCATCCATTAACATATATCCGTTTGGATTTATCCTGCCATACGCAGGTGCTTATATTAACCTTGGTGCAATTATCTCCAGGCGCGTCTGTCAGAACAGGGAAGGCCCATATAACATCCGTAGTATCTATGTCTATTGGTATATAGGCATAAAAGTCGGCGCCAGCAGCAATGGGGATGCTGCTTTTTACAAAAGACACCACAGCCACCTTGGCACCTATCTTAGTATTGAGCACACTAACATTCTCTTTCAGCTCGTTTGTTATCGCCGTGATTTTAGGTCCCACATCCGCTGCCAGGACCTGCTGCGCGTTGACGCTGTCCAACACATGGCACAACATGCTTTTTTCTATCATCTTGTTTGCCAGCCGCTCCAAGAATGCATCATTGTTAATCAGTTTCTCGAATAGGGCATTGTATACATTTGCGTGGACCGGGTCTGAGGTTTCCAGCTTCCTCAACTCCCGGATGAGCGCCGCCTGGTCTTCATCTATCTCAAAATTCGCCATCTTCTCTGCCTCCTAAAAGATATCATCAAACGCAAAGGTCATCTCTTCGTCATCATCCTTGTTCTTGTCCGAACAGGTGCGTATCATCACCAGGTCACCCTCCGCATCACACAACGCCATCTCATTGATGGCCGTGTTGGCCAGCTCCTCCCTGGATAAGGTACAGATATACCGGAAGTTGGTGTCCGTCACCTGCTCGATGCTGCTCAGGTCTTTCCGTAACAGCTCGTTTTTCAAGGTGTTGTCATTCTCTGACGGCGTACCATCCGCACCGTTCCCAAATGCCATCTGTGTGACTGCCGGCAATGCCTTGATGCCCGCCCTAGCCTTCAGTATCTTGTTCTTACTCAACTTGGTTATCGTGGTTGTACTTGCCATCAGATTTCCTCCTCTATGACTTGTGCATCCATATGTTTGGCTCCATCATTGTACGTGCTCCCATCATGGATTCTCCAGTGATGCCAGGTTGTACATGTCAGCCTTCCCTTCTCCCTCTCCTCCATCCGGCTGCGTATGCGCAGATAGGGCAGGTGGTTTCCAATCACATTGTCATGATGGATGCTTCCATCGTTGTTGTGCTCCCCGTTCAGGATGTTATTGTTGTACCAGCGTACCTCCGCCCGTATCAGGATGTTATGAGGGCGGATGCATTCTTCCAGTCTTGCATCCTGAATCCGGTACAGGAAACGGTAACGATCCAGTCCGCTTACCTTCTTTACCCGCCGCACCTCCCGGCGGATGATATCATGGCCGATGTCAAAGGAGTCATCTATATCCCGGGACAGGATGACATAAAATTCCGCCCAGTGCTCCCGGCTGCCCTCCAGTTCATACGCCGGCACCATCTCCACATCGGTAAATCCCAGGGACCGCACCGCCTGGAGCGTGCCCACCTCCGTCCCGCCAAGCCGGCAGGTGTCTGCATACATCATCAGCCGTACCCGGAAGTTTTCCCAGGTCTCGCCCTCGTAGCGCGTCAGTTTCCGGTCCAGGCCATGCTCCGGAAGCATCCGTGGACTGGCTGTCCTTACCATGCCTTCCTCCCGTGCCCGCCGGAGCATGGTCTTGTTTTCATCGAACAGCCGCCCGGTCACTTTGAAATAGATATACCACTGGTTCCTGGCCTTCCTTGCCTGTTTGAAGGGCGTGGACAGCAGATAATACATATATTCCCCGAATGTCTCCAGCATGGCGTCCCTCCTATGTGTTCCTTACCTTGACCGTGATACTCCCCAGCATGACCACATTCCCGGCCGTCAGCTCCACGTCCACTGCGGGGGCCGTGAATACGGTCTTACGGTAGTCCGGTATGCTCTGGCGGAGCACATACCGGATGTCATCCTGTAAGAATAAGTTGAAGTCCGTCCGGTTGGAAAGAGACATGGCCCCTGCTATCAGGGACCGGGCCGTTTCCTCCACATCCGTCACCCCTGCCCCCTGTTTGAGGTACAGGGTGATGTCCACATCCTGATAGGTGATGGTTCCGGACTTTGCCAGGTAGTCCTCGTAATTATCCTTCAGCTGGTCCGCCGCCGCCTGGGCCTTGCGCACCAGCTCCTCGCTGGCTTCCCCCGCCGTCCCCACCACAATCACATCCACCGTTCCCTGCCCCCTTGGATGCTGGTCATCAATGTAGGCGCACATCACACCCGGGATGGCCTCCACGGCTGCCTTCAGCTTGGCCGATGTGGTATTGGTGGACAGTTCCTCCCAGCTGGACAGGGTCCGGCTGCGTAAGCCGGCTTCGCTCTCTTCATCTGCCCCCTCGGAATATATCCATCCCTGCCGGTTCGTGACCTGCGACACGCCCTCCATATATAACATGCTTACCCTTATCTGGTCCTCACTCACATTGTAGCGCGCTCCAGCCGCTTCCGCCTCCACCAGCACGCTGCCCTCCGCCTGGCCCGCCTGTATCACTGTATCCTCTAACGCGTAGTAGACCAGCTCATCCCCATTGATGTCCGGGGCCGTCTTAAACATGTGCCCCTTCGTTATGATCAGGGCCTGCCCGTAATCAGACCGGATAAGTGTCACATATCCCTGGGTCCGGGTCGCCGCCTTTCGAAACTTGGAAAAGTCCGCGGCCTTCAGTTCCAGCCACCTGCCTTCCGCATGCCTCAGGAACTGATTATTCAGGATGGTCCGCGCCAGCCGGAGCAGCTCGATGTGTATCTGCACGCAGATACGTGTCAGCCAGTAAAAGACGCCGCCACTGCCCCACTTGGTGATGGTAAACCCTTCCGCCGCCAGCTCCTCCTTCAGCTCCTGCATCTTTGCATCGGCATCCGGTACCGGTATGATTTCATCCAGAATGCTTTCATCAATCAACGAGTTTCACCTCCGCCCCGTCCAGTTCCAGATTCATCTGGTAGGACACATCCTCATTTGCAATCTTAAATCCCACATGGATGTTCACTATGTCATCCTCCATCCGGGACACGCCAACCTCAATGCTGTGCGGGTTGATTTCCTCCCGTTTCTTTAACTTTTCCGTGACCCGGTTCTTTATCTGCAGCTCCTCCAGTTCGCCTATCTCCCGGTGGCAGAAATCCAACAGCGACCATCCGTAATCGGAATCAAAAAAACATTCCCCCTCCATGGTCAGGGCCTCCAGGCGGATGTCCTGCAGGAAACAGTCCAGGCCGCCCGCCAGTGCTTCCTCTCCCGATGCCAGGGGGACCGGCTGCCCGGCATCGTCTAACATCAGGTCCGTTGCCGTCAGTATCATAAGCATCTCCCCAGGATGTACGGCCGGCACTGCCCATATAAAAGCCCGACTGCCACTACATCCCCTTTCTTCAGGACCTGCTCCGTCCTTATATAAGGAATCGCGGGAAAGGCTTCATCCGTCTCCCCGTTTTCCTTCAGCAACCGCAGCGTCACATACGATGCCCCATCCTTCACGGTCCCTTCCATCACCTTTGCCTGGCACAGGGCCGGATGGCGTATATGCGGATAGTCTGTCCCTATGGTCTCATTCACCGTCAGTTTGACAAATTCGTCAAGAAAACCGGCCATTTTGAATCCCCTTCCTTCCAACTAAAATGATACATACATCCTCACGCTTCCCGTTTCATCCGCCTTCACCCGGACCGAGGTCACAAGGGCCTCCCCGTCAAACTTCCGGTGTCTTATCCGGATACGCTCTCCCTGGTGAATCCACGGGACCCCGATGGTCTTGATTTCGTTACCGCCGTTCCATTGGTTGAAGGAAAGGATGTTCTTCCCTTCCTCCAGTACATAGATAAGCGTCTGCTCTTCCCCGGTCCCCCAGAAAAACCGGCCGGACCGGAAATAAAAGGATGCCTCCAGGCCCCAGACCCGGCCCACCTCCTGGATAAGCTCCGCCACATTCATGCGCGGGACCGGGACCACATCCTTTTTGGAGTACATGGTATCGGACAGGCGGTAATCCGCAATCCCGGCCCTTCCAAGGCCGAACCGGATGATATCCTGCGGACAGCAGTCCAGGAAGGTCTCCTTTACGTAGGTCCGTTTCAGGAACAGTGTATCGTCCAGTATCCGGTAAGGCCCCAATGCCTGGCCGTCCTCCATGTATCCGGTTAAGAGCGTGTCATATTCCCCATCATAGCCCAGTTCCACCTGAGCCGGGGCCATGGATGCAAGGTCCAAGAGCCCGGCATAACCGGGGTCATATTCCAAGGTGGCCCAGCTGCACTGCTCCCTCCGGCTGGAATGACATTCCACACGGATTCCCTGCGTGAATACCTGGTCCCCAACGGTTATCCGGAACCGTGGTGTAATCAGTTTCCGTTCTGCCATGCTGCCTCCTATGTATCCCGGGCCGGGCTCTCCGATGTCTTATCCTTAATCCTGGGGGCCTGACCTCTCTGTGTGTTCAGATATTCCTGGTAGTCGCTACTGATTCCCTGGGCTTGTGACATCCCTGCCTTGCTGCCGGAGGATGAGGTTTTACTGCTCCCCGCCGCCTGGGTCTGCACGGTAACCGGCAGGTACTCCCAAAATTCCAGTGCTGCCTCCCCATAACTGTTCTCTGTCTTCTTGGACAGGTCGATTCCTTTAAAATACACCCTGCTCAGACCGCAGGCCGCGGCCTGGCTGTTCACCACCGGCAGCGGTATGGCGGTCGTCTGCCCTGGCGGCTTAAACAGTAGCTGGATGGTCTGCACCATACTCTCAACACTTTCCCCGGCACTGGGTTCCAGCAGTAGGTCCACATTCATCTTCAGTGGTTCGTACCCATTAGGCTGGTAACCCAGGGTCACGTTGTTGTCATCCGTCACCGCGTCAATCACGGCGGCCCCGGTTATCTCCAGCTTCTTTACGAGGCCCGGGACGGCCACCCCCGCCACCAGCATGGATGTATCCTTTATGTACAGCATTCTTCCTTCCTCCCAGCCGCTTTCTATGCAGGCGTGACCGATACGTTCCCGTTGGTCTTTTCCTTGATGTCGTCAATCAGCTTGAATAAGAGCGGCAGGTCCTTCAGCCGTTCCAGGGACACATGCAGCTCCAGGCGTTGGATGACGGTCCCGCCTCCCTGCTGCCTCTGGCTCCATATGTTTCCCTGGCCGGACGGTTTCCTTTCTTCCTTCCCTCCGGTCAACAGCCTGGCAAAAGCCGCGCCTCCTTCCTGGTTTTCATCCCTCAGTGCCTGGAATGCGTCCCTCGCCGTATCCGCCGGCAGGGAAGCCGTCTGGCTCATGCCGGTATGGATGGTCTCAAACACACGCCGGCCGGACAGGGTAAGCTGGGACAGGGGTCCCTCCTTCGCATCGGAAAAGGGCAGCATCTGCCGGATTCTGGACAGAGCCCCCTTCACCGCCTCCACCGGCTTGTTCACGGCGGAACGGATTCCTTCGGTAAAGGTCTCCATTATCTTGACACCAGACTGTTTGAACAGACCTACAGCCCCATCCACCACACCACGGACCTTTGCCAGGCCCTGGCTCCACAGCTCCTTAATGCCGTTCAGCTTTCCTCCCGTCAATGTATTCAGGAAATCAAAACCTGCCGTATAGTAGCCCTTGACACCTTCTACAGCAGCCGCTGCAATCCCACGTATACCTCCGCCATTCTGCTCATAGGCATTTTTCATGTTATCCAGCTTCTGTTTGACAGTCCCGACAGCAGCTCCCATCACGTTGCCCATTACATTCCGGACCGCCTCCATTCGGCTTCTGACAGCCCCGCGGACCCGGTTAAACACATTGGATACCGTGGAGACAATCGCGCCGCCAATGTTGAAGAAGAAGTCCTTCATGGCCTGCAGGCCCGCCCGTACTTTCTCCACACAGGCATTCCAGACGTTCTGGATGAAGGCGGATACCTTATCCCAGTTCTTCCAGAGCAGGATAAGCCCGGCCGTCAGGGCCGCAATTCCGATGACAATCCAGGTCACCGGATTGGCTAACAGGGCCGTTGTGAAGCCCCACACACTGGATATCAGGCCCGGAAGGGCCGCAGCTGCCGAAGCAATCCCCTGCCGGACCATGTTGAGCAGGCCGGCCCCCATGGCCTTGATTCCATCCGCGGCGTACATCCCGTAAATCCGCAGGGTCTCAAAGCCGCTTTTTAAGCCGCCCACCATGCCAATGGTCCGTGTTATCGCCGTCCCGAAGATGCCGATGATAGAGGTCACACTCCCCGTCACGGTCAGGAACATGCCGAGGAACAGGACCGCATTTAGGATGCCGGTTGCAAGCCCCTGGTTCTCCGCAATCCATTCGGACGCCTTCCCCACGGCCTGCCCCGCCTTCCCAATCCAGTCATTCACAGTGGGCAGCAGATTCACCCCAAGCTCCTCCGTCACGTTGTGTAACTGCTGCTTTAACACCGTGTACTTCTGGGATTCCGTTGCGTTGATAGCCGTTGCCATCTCCTGGGCAGCGCTGCTTCCTCCGCCCAGCGCATCATACATATCCAGGATGCCCGTCTGCAGCTCTCCTGTCTTCCCGTACAGGAGGTCGATAACGGCCACCGCCTCGTCCGAGCCAAAGGCCTCTTTTATCTGTTTCTTCTCCACCGCGTCGATGGTATCGCCGTACTTACCTTTCAGGATTCCCAGGATTTCCGGCAAGCTCCGCAGTTGGTTGTTGGCATCCAGGAAGTTGAGTCCCAGCTTCTCACCCGCCCCGGTGGCGGCATTTAATAACGCCTTATATTTGGTGGCTGCCTCGCTGCCCGACATGGTGGCCTGCAGCATGCCCAGCACGGACAGCTGCTCCTCCAACGGCACATTGGCCGATGTGGCGGTCCCTCCCAGGGCGCTGATGGCCGAGGCCATCTCCGAGCCGCTGGTCTTATACGCCTTGACGGCGGTCGCAATACCGCCCGCAAACATCTCCCCGAATTCCAGGTCTGACAGTTCTGAGTAATACCCTTTATAAATGCCATACCCGGTCGCAAACAGGGAGGTCATCTCCCCGGTCGTGGACTTGGTGGCCTTGGCCGTCAGGCCGGCCAGCTCCGTGAACTGCGCCACCCCTTCGTCCGTCAGGGACGCGATGCCCGATTTGATGTCATAGGCGGCTGTGATGAAATCAGCCTTTGTGGTCCCGGCCCAGGTGTCTGAAAACTGTCTGGCCGCATCCTCCACCGCTTTCAGGTCTGTGATTCCCAGCGACTTAAGCTCTGCCAGGGCATCCTGGGTCTCGAAGGTGGAACCGGCAATCTTCATCATCCCGTTTGTGATTCCCACGCCCGCCGCCGTCATCCCACCTCCGGCCAGGGCCGCCATCCCAAAACCGGACTGCAGGCCCGACAGGCGGGAACCCAGGTTCTGGGACGCCCTCCCCATGGGGGCGGTCAGCTGGTCCACCATGTTCAGTATCACGCTCAGCTTATAAACAGATTCCATCCCCATGGTTCGTTCCTCCTTGTGTCACGGGCTCGCTTATGTTATGATGATGGTATAAAGATGTGTTTGGAAAGGAGGCGCTTGTATGTTCCATGGGCTCTGGCTCATAATGGCACTCATACTGGCCGTCAGCCTGTCACTGTACCTTGTGGTCATGGCCGTCCTTGTCACCGCATATCTCCTGTTCTGTGGTCCCTATCTGTGGTGGGCCTGTGCCCATCTCCCCAAGGACAGGCGGCCCTTCTCTATGGGACGGGATTTCCACAACGCATGGCGTTTTTACCGCTCCAGGCTGACAGGCAAGCCCCCGGTCTTTCTATGACCGGGGCTTTTTTATTCCGGGAACAGGTTTCCCAGTGCCCGGGTGAATCCCTGTTCCAGGTCATCCTGCCGCCAGCGGCGTGCGCACCTGGCCAGGCCCGCCAGACGGATGAAGTCATCCGCGTCCATCCCGTCCAGTTCTCCCGGTATCATGCCGGAAGGCAGGTACATATGGATGAGCAGCCGGCTGGTCCCCACGAAGTCCGCCTCCAGTTCCCCCTGCGCATCCTCTATAACTTTTTTACTGCGGTCGCCTTTGACAGGCCAAGCATGGCCAGCAGCTTCTCGCCAACCGACAATGCCATGGCCGGGTACTCCTTAAAGTCTGCCTCCAGCTTCTCCCGCTGGTCCGGATGAATGTTGTCCAGGCAGAATGCTGTCAGGGCCTTGCTGTTTGAGGTTTGGACCGTCTTTAAATACCGATCGTAGGATGGAGTTTTCGGTTTACGGAAAAAGTAGGTCTTATCCTCCTCTGTCTCATCATCCACCTGGAGGGTGACGGTCACCTCGTAATACTTCTCATCCGTCCCCTTTAACTGCTCTCTCAGTTCCTTTGTTTCCATTTCTTTCTCCCCTTTCTTAGAAATTCACACCGTTTAACTTCCCGCCGCGGCAGGCAAAGCCGTCCAGGGATACCGTGTTCTCCTTATCCCCCTGTTTCGCGGAAAAGCTGTGCTTGTTAAGGATTACCTTGTTTAAGACATCCGTCACCGTGTCCTGGTCCTCATTGGCATAGGATACGGTTATCTTATCCAGAAGCAGACGGGACAGGGTCTTTCCCTTCCGTTTGCACCAGGCTAACAGCACGTTGTAATCCTCACGCCCCATGACCACCTTCACTGTGTTTTTCTTGTTTCCGGTCCCATAGCCGCATGGGGCTCCGCCGCTGCGGTAAATGAGCTCCGCCTCCTGCTCAAAGTCATAGGATATCTCCGTGATAGCGATTTCCTCCAGCCCCGGGACATTAATGGTGATGTCCTCCCAGCTGTATACCTTTCCGTTGACCATTTCCCAGTCCCTCCTAATTCCTGTACGGGTTCTCCATGGCCAGGCTGAACCGGAATTCCCGGACATACCCCCTCGGAACAAAGGATATCACCAGGTCCAGGCGCTCATCCTGCAGGATGTTCACGTGCTCCAGGTCCTCAATGGACACGGAGCCGCTTGACAGTTCCCCGGCCTCCGCCATGTCCTCCAGGGGGATGTTCAGGGTCTCCAGGATGTTGTTGATATCCGTCTCCATGTCATCGGAGGCGCTGATATCCATCTGCACCATGTTGACAGCCCGCTTGTAGATTTCCCGTATCATCTTGTTCAGTACGCGCACATGCTCCGCATACCGGTAATCGCTGCCCTCGCGGCACAGCACGCGCGCGTTGTTTACATAGCATCCGTCAATGCCGTAGTACTTACGCCAAGTCAGATAGCCGGCGTCATCCAGCTCGCTGATATAGTCCTCAATGCCCTCCGGCATGAGCCGGGTCATCTTGGCCTCCGAGATGGAAAAGGTATCCACGCGGCCGATGGACTGGGCCACGCCGGCTATCCCGTACAGTCCTGCCACAATCCCGGCGTTGTTGATGCACTGCTCCCGGCCGTCCCATCGTGTGTACTGGGACCAGGCGCTGCACACCTGGACGTAATAACTGTCTATCCCCTTGGCCTCCGCCTTCAGCGCGGCGGCATATTCATCCAAGCTTTCCTCCGCCCCTTTATTACGTGCCTCACACAGGAAAAACACAGGGCGTTTGTACAGGGACAGGAACAGCTCTGCACTGGCGGCCAGAGAGGCCCAAAGTGCTTTCGCAGATGTCCCAACCACATGGATGAACTCAAAGTCCAAATCGCTGTTATACAGGCTTTCCACCGCCTTAAGGACCGCGCTGTTGCTCACAGCCGGGGCCGTGGTCGAAAACCGGTAGGTATCACCCGCCTTAAATTCTTCCGCAAACGTAAGGGTGATTCCGGTCCCGGTAAGCTCCTTCTTTCCTCCTAACGGTATGGTTTCCTCCGCATCGTAGCTGTATCCGCCATTAACGGAGCAGCAGAAGGCTGCCGTATTGAGCGGGCCGTCCTCCGTTATCTTAAGGATGATATCATATGCATTGTTCGGTGTCCCGCTTACGCTTACGGTCCCTTCCCCAGTCCCGCTGTGGGTAACTTCCCCGTTGGTACCAACGGTCTCCGGCCTGACCGGCACGCAGTAAATCCGGGATGCCCCGTTCTCGACGCTGTCAATACAGGCGTCTGCCAGGGGGCTGAGCCCCAGCTTTTCCTTCATCTGCTCCGGCTTCATGCTCCCGGTAATCAGGATGGGAACCGTTGTCTCCACCGGGGAAGCCCCAATCTTTACGTGGACCCCGGTTCCAGTGCTGCCGGAATTGCCCAGACTCCCGTCCTCCACCACAAATGTTACGTCCCTTAAGCTCATCTTGTTCCTCCCGTTCCGGCCATGGGGCCCTTCTCAAATGCGGTGACGGCGGCCAGGTATTCCTGTTCCGTTACCTGTTTCCCCGGCCTCCAGCCCTTCAGGCACAAGGTGCCGGCGTAGACAGCCGGACCCGTGCCATGCACGTTGTACCAGTGTTCTATGGTTTCATAGACAGGCACAGCCGGTTCTGCTGCAGTCTCTGCGCCCATCCCCTTCTCTTCCTTTGCCATTGCCTTTTCCTTTCCCTTTCTCAGGCCGGCCGGATTCCTCCGACCGATGCCGTTTTCTTTTTGTCATCCCGGTAAATGCCCCCGTGGAAGGTGACCGGTATCTGGCATGCGATGTTGGCCTTCAGGATGCTGTCCTCCTTATCGACCCACTCCACCTCTCCCAGTTCAATGTCCACATAGTTTCCATCCAGACGGATTCCTTGTCCCAGCGCTTCTAAGAACGCCAGGAAGATGGCCTCACAGGACTCCTCCGAATATTCCCCGATGACCACCTTGAAGCGGGTGTCCACGGCATAGACCTTGGTCCGCACGCACCGAACCCCGTTTTGGTCTTCATAGTTGCGTTTTGAGCCGTCTCGCGTGATGGTCTGGCCTTCCCGCAGCACCGCTCCCACATGGCTGTCCGTCTTCAGCTGCAGCCGTTTCCAGGTGGTAATCACTTCATTTTTGATTCCTGCCTTTTCAAGGCATTCCTTCAGGTATTCCTTTTCCCGTCTCATCAGGCCCTCCTGACTGTGTATTCCACTTCGCTTCGGATTTCCTGCAGGTCCTCATCTGAAATCCCTAAAAATGGCCTTGCAGGGATATGGATGGTCACCCTCTTTGCCGTGACCCACACACCCTTGTACCGGAACCTCAGGTACTTTGCCTTCTTGGCCCGGATGGTCCTCTCATCCCCGTACTGGTGCGTGGCCGCGTAAATAGTATTGGTCCCCACCGCCGCTCCGGTGGAATCCGCGATGGCCCGGATGGACTGCTTCAGGCGGGTGGTCTGGGTCAGCGTGATGCCCTGTCCCTCCTGTTCCCGCAGGGAGACAGGCCAGGGCTTCCCCTCCGGGCTTTTTCTGCTCCGAAACCGGTCCATGGTGGTGGACCGCAGCCCCTCCGCCACATCCTTCATGAGTGCGGATCGTTTTATGTCCGACAAGCCCGCCAGCTTTTTCTGAAGCTCCGGAAAATCCCCGGACAGGGTTGTGGTCATTCGCATCTTAAAGTCCCCTCATGGTTGCCCTGGAAAACAGCCTCGGGCTGGATGAAATGCGAAATCCCTCCGCTGCCGCCTTCGATGGGTCCGTCCCTTCCTTCACGATGTCGGTTTCACCTTTTGCCACCTTTGTTAAGAACGCAATGGCGTTCTTATACCGCGTCAGGTAGTTGTTCTCCCGTTCCCCTTCGTCGATTCCCGCCCGGGAAATCAGGTTATAAACCGCGATGTCCTTTGAATACTTCCGGATAACCGCCGGCACGGGGGACATGGGGACCGGGTACCGCTTCATCAGGTACCCGTCTATCTCCGCATCCGCATCCCCGATGGCCTCACAGGCCAGGGGTTCCAGCATCTCCCGGCGCTTTTGGGGGTCCTCAATGTACCGGTCACCGATAATAGGGTTCATGGCATCCTCCTTCAGCATGTCCATGACATCCCCCGCTTCACAGTATGCCATGTCTGTCCTCTCCCTTAGCTTGATTCCCCAGTGCTTCCGTAAGCCATCTGCCAGAAACCGTAACCTACGTTATTGCGGCCGTCCGCGCCGTACAGGAATTCGTCCCGCATGAATACATTGTCATCATTATCCGCCGTCTTGCTGACCAGCTTTATCTTCTTGCGTTCCTGGTAGATGATAGGTTTCAGGGACCTCCTGGTACACAGGAGATACCATGCGTCCTCCTGGGCCGCCAGTTCCGGTTCCACCAGGAGTTTTGCTGTCCCCTTGTACACGTTGGAGCTGCCGTTTATGAACTCCGCCTCCAGTATCTGCCGTCCCATCTCCTCATTGGCCGGGGATACCACTAACAGGTCCGGCACCAGGCCCAGGCTCTTGCCCTTGTCCCCCACCAGGCTCATGATGGCAGTACGTCCCGCCTTGTAGGCCTCCATGGATAACTTCTTGGTGCCCAGGTTGGATACCTTTTTCTTTTCTACCGGGTGGTCCGCACTGAAAAAGGGCTTGCCGTCATAACACGCATTTTTAAACCCGGCCATGAGTGCGCCGTAGCACTGTTCATTCGGATGACGCGCTGCACACTCACCAAGATTCTGGAACATCGGGTTATATACGCCGTAGGTATCATCCTCAATGTCATCCCGTGGGACCGCAATGGTCATCTCGAACTTCTTGTTCTTGATGACATAATCATAGGCGCTCAGGTTCTGGATTTCACGGTCCCCAATCCATTCCCGCATCTGCGGCATCTGCCCCAGCCAGTTATAAGACTGGTCCCGGGTGGTACTGGGTACGGTGGTTGCTATCTGCTGGTAGGTCGTTGGCGTTTCCGCCAGGGCCTTGTTGAAAATGACGCTGTATCCGATGGACATGCTCCGGATGTTCGCCTGGTTAATAATCATGGCTGTTTCCTCCTCATTCTTATGCTCGCTTACTCCGCAGCCGGCATGGCAGGCTGGTTGAACCACACCGTCACCCCGTCCGCTTCTACCGCCAGCACGGTTCCGGCTGGGCTGCTTCCTGTAGAGGTCATGCTGATGGTGACCGCATCCTCCAGATAACAGGTCTTTAAGATATCCGTTGCCTTTGCCTGGCTCCCCGGGGTGGCGGAATTTTCCATCACGAATGCCCCGCGGCGCACCTTTACCCAGATGTCCCCGGCCTCCCCGGTCCGGTTATCCGCCGGCTCCAGGGCCACTCCGGCCACCGTAAGGTTCGCCGCCTTCGAGGCCGGCACCGCGTAGCCGTCCGCCCCAAGGGCCACCATGGTAGCCTCCGTAATGGCTGCGCCGGCTGCCACCGGCAGCACCAGTGTCTTAGGGTCTAGCTTCTCATTCCCCGTCCGTATCATCTTCCATACCTCCATACTTCTTTAAATCCTCCTCGGTCACTCCCTGGTTCTTTAAAATCTTCCAGTCAACCCCGGTCTGTTTCCGTTCATCCACCGCAAAGGCAGTCTTTCCCATAGGGACCACCACCGGGGCCTTCTCCACAAATGCGGCAAAGCCCTTGGGGTCGGACAGGGCGTACGCAACCGCCCATTCCTTCTGGGCCGGGGACAGCTTCCCATCCTTGAGGGCCAGGCCTACCAGTTCCTCCGCCTTTTGGCTGGCCGCCTGCTTTTCAAGCTCCGCCACCCGCTGCTGCAGTACAGAATCACCGGCCTTGAATGCCATGATTCTTGCCGTCACGTCCTCCGTCCTTGCATTTTCCGGAAGGCCTAACAGGTCCAGAACGGTCTTGTTGGCTACCAGCTGTGTCCCTTCCTTTGCAGGGTCCTCCTTCCCGCTCTTTCCTTCCTGACCATCCTGTCCTTCCCCGCCTGTCTGCTGTACCAGTTCCTTAATCCGCTTCAGGACGTCCTCTTCTGTCGTTCCTTCCTCCAGTCCCAGGAGTTGAATCAGTTCACTTAATTCCATTTTTGGTTCCTCCTCTTCCTCTTCGATGCTTAACACATCGGAATTTATGATTGCAAACATACCGGTGATGGCCGGGGTATTGGTCAGCGCCGCGCTGTGGAACACCGCCGCGTGCTGGTCTGCCTTTTTAACCAGTACCACCGGGGACAGGTAGCGGTATTCCTTGTTGGCGATATACTCCCGCCCCTTTGGGGTCCACTCCACCCGGGCCATCAGGGCATCCTCACCCGGATACAGGTCCTTTATCCAGCCGGCCGCCGGGGCCTGCACGTCACTCAGGGTCTGGTGCTCATAATCAATCACTAGGTCCAGCCGGCGTGCCTTGAACTGCCGGATGATTCCGGCAATATCCCGGTCATCCACCTCAAAGTCTCCCTTTGTGCTGCTCACATGCCCTTTGGGCAGCACCCGGATGACCTCCGGCACCCCGCTCAGGTCGATTCCCGACAGGGGCCGGACCGTTAATTCTGTCTTCTTCATCCCATGCGCCTTTCTGTTTTGCGTTTTAACGCGCCATTGACGCGTTTTGACGCGTTAAATTTATCCGGGGCTGGAATTCCCCGCCGGACGGTCCGGATTGGCCTTACGCGCCTTCTGCTGTTCCTGGTACAGCTTCCTTAAGACCGGTGGGAACGCAGCCAGGTCCGGCTTCCACTCCGCCTTCGCCGGGTTCGTCCGGAACTTCGGGTCCGGCAGCAGCGCCTCCGTCTCTCCTGTGGCCGGATTGGACGTATCCGGCAGGGTCTGCTCTACGGTAAGCCCCATACGCCTTACCTGCTCCTCCGTCCTGGAGACAACCATACACCGGCAGCCGAATCCGTTGGGCGGATACCAGATATCCCACACCGGGGAATCCGCTGGGAATACCCGGCCGTCCATGGCCGCGTGGCTTTCCCTCACATGCCTGTCCCCGGCCGTCTGGTACTGCCAGTACCTCCGCCGTCCCATCACATCCGGGTCCGTCATCTGCTGGTAATGGCCTACGCTGTAGGCTGTAAGCATGTTTTGGCGGAAGATACGGTCCGCATGATAAGGCGTCAGGCCGTCATAGCCCCGCTCCTCTAAGAAACGGTCCATGTTTTCCTGGAATTGTGTCTTCGTGGTCCCTTCCCCTATGGCCCTTTTCAGTTCCTCCAGGAACTGGTTCAGGACCTCAAGCTCCGTATAACCGGCAACCGAAAATGCCAGGGGGCGGTACCATTCCTTCAGTTTCCTGAAGTCCTCATACCGGATGACCCCCTTCTGTTCCAGGAACGCTAAGGCTTCACCGAACACCTCCGGCTCCGTCCCTTCCTTCAGTTCCTTTAATATCTGCTCATCCATCCTGCATCCGCCCCAACATGTTTGATACATACATGACCTGCTCCACCAACTGGTCAAAATCCTTCACCTTCATGGCATTGTATAACTGCCGCAGGGCCTCCTCGTCCTTCAGCTGCTCCTGCAGGCCTTCCAGGCTGTCGCAGTGCTCCACCAGCTCCAGGACCGGTGACATCATCTGCCGGAAAAAGGCACTGGACTGTTCCACGGCCGCCGCCTCCAGGCGGTCTAACACCTGCTGGCCGTCTGCTTCCTTTCCATCGGCCTTCAGCTTGAGCCCCCGGAACATGCCAGGCTGCCCCGTACCCGCCATCCCGGAGACGGCCGGGGACGGTCCGATGGTTTCCTCCCCGTCTTCCGGGGCCGGGATGTTGAATTTCTTGTACAGCCAGCTCTTGGGGATTTCCAGACCGGCGGCCGCCAGGGTGTTCACGATTTCCGCGGTTTCCTTCAGGTCATCCGTATCGGTGGCATTCAGTATGAAATATGGTACATGAGCCTGGACGCCGAAGTTGAACTCCACCAGCGGTCGGATAAGGTCCCGGCGCACCGTCTCCATTACCGCCTTGCAGTCCGCCTCCGTCAGGTCCTGCCTCACATCGTTATGGGTCTTGGACTGAGCGTAGGAACCGCCGGAATCCGATGTCAGTGTCTGACCCACAATGGCCTTGCTCATCTGTTCATCACAGAACCGGGCCAGCCGTTCATAGATGTCCACACTGGATTGTTTGTTCGATTCAATGAATTTGATATCGGTCCCGGACGGCACAATCCCGGCCGCGTCCGTCCCCATCCTTACAATGGCATCCATCAGGGCCGCTTTATCCTTTTCACTGGCCGTTGCGTCATAGGTGCCAAGCCGCAGGGGCATCCCGTAGACCTCACAGAAACTGACCCAGTCCTTCAGGTCATAGTTTTTAAACAGGTACATCCAGGCCACCACCCGCAGAACGCCATACCGGGAAGGGTGGCCGGAACGCGCCTTGTACCGGTGGACGATGAACTTGTTTTCCGGAAGGGGTATCCCTCCCGGGAACGCCTCCGTCCGGAGCATGAGCGCATCGGTCAGGGTGTCATAATAAAACTTTTTCTGGTGGACGTACTCAATATTTCCCACCACCACGTGGCCGTCCCTGTATTCCCACTCAATTTCCTGGAAACTGATGCCCTTTCCGATGGCATCCAGGATGTCCATGAGGTTGTCGCTGAATCCGTCCAGCTCCTTCAGCTGTTCCTCCACAAAAGCCGCTATCTCCTGGTCTGTTTCATCCTGTGAAAAGGGCTGTACCTCCCAGTCCAGGCCCGTCACCGCAAGTTTGCGGGTCTGCAGCTGGGAGAACAGATGGGTGTCCTTGCTTTCCATCTCCTCGAACAGCTCCATCTGCCGGAAGGGGTCCCCGGCGTCCGCCTCCTTGAATATCCGGGCCAGCTTTACCGGTGTCAGGCCGTCAGACGGGTAGCTGCTGAATTTATCGTTCACGTCACGGATGGCAACGGCTGCCATGATGGGTCTGCCGCTTTTTGCCATTTCCGGTGAGAATCTCTTCTTGCTTTTCTTTGCCATCAGTATGCTCCCTCCCCAAACCGCATGGCCCGCCTTAACACGGACTTATAGTCTGTCTTCTTCGCCATGGACTTCACCGCTACCGCCAGGGCCACGGCCATCTGAAGGCCGTCCGGAGCGTCATCATTTCTGCCCATCGGGAACTCCTCCAGCTGCTTAAGCAGTGTCTTATGCTTCCGGTTAAACTTGATATACCCGTTTTTAATGTAGGGCTGCAGGGACTGGATGCGGAGCATCTTGTTGGCGATGGACTGGATTTCCTCAATAGGGATATACTCTCCCAGCTCCACCGACAGCTGAGCCATAACTTCTTTAAAAAAGTATTGGAACTGCACCGTCTCTACCCCAAAACGATAAAAGCCCCTGTGATAGTCCCGTTTCAGTCTGCGGTTCATCTCAAACACGTCCTGGATAATGACGTCCGGCTTCCTGCGTTCCACGCTGGCCGCCTCCACATACATGTATCCGGTATACTGGTCCAGGGCCAGGTTGATGATGGAGGACGTGTCCGCCTTTTTGTTTTTCCCCAGGGACGGGTCATTAGAACCAACAAAGAGGTAGCGGCTGTCCGTAAAGTCCACCAGCTCCTCCTCGTAGTAATCAAACCACTCTGGGTTAAAAGCCGCATTGTCCGGGTCGATGGGGTTGTTCTGCAGTTCGCTGTTAAAGGCCGCCTCCCCGTCTGAAACGCGGATGACCATCAGTTTGTAATAATCCATCTTCTCCGGCCACAGGACCTGGGTTCCTGTCAGCATATCTGCCTCGTTTGCCTCGTAAAATTCCCGGGCGTGCTCTTTATGCTTATCATCAAACAGGTTGGTATAAATCTCTGTCCAGCGCTCCCACAAGTCCTCCCGCTTTGCAAAGGACAGCACGGCCTGATAGGTTCGGGAATCATACTCTGGATTCTTCAGTACTCCGCTGAGCAGGGAATCGTAATGGAGTACCGTGCCGATGTACATGATATCCGTATAGGTATCCCCGGCCTTGGATACCGCCTTCTTGAACCAGGATTCCAACTTCCGGCGCTGCTCCGCCGTGTTGACGTTCTCGTCATTCTCCACATCGTCCAGGACAATCAGGTCCGGCCTCCAGGCCCGGTGCCGGCGGCCTCGTATCTTCTTCCCGGAACCGATGGCCTCAATCTTGATGTCCTGGGCCGTCAGGATGACATTCCCCTTCCACACCTTTCCCTGCTGCCGGCCGAAGTCCTCCTGGATGTCCCGGTTTTCCTCCAGCTCTGTCTTAATATCCGTTAAGAACCCTTCGGCCTGGTCGGACGAATCGGACAGGATGATGATGTAATGCTTGTACCGGTACAGGGCCGCGTGCAGGGAATCCTTAAATGTAAAGTTGGTGGACTTTGCATGGCCTCTCGGGGCTGCCACCACGTTCCGGCTTCCGTCCAGCCGTGAGATAACGGCCGCTTCCTGGTATGGATTGCGCCCCTTCAGCACACCTCCGGTCCAGACCGCGTCCAGCTCCTCATGGAAGGCCGGGGATTTGCGGACAAAGTAGTGTTTTAAATAGGCCCGGCCAAAGTATCCCAGGTCAATGGCCGCCAGGCGCTTCCTGAGCCCTCTCGGACCCGTCAGGGGATGCCCGTCCCGGTACATCCGCATCAGCTCCCGGCGCTCCGGCTCATGATCCGTCCGGCGCAGGACATACGCCTCAAACAGCTCCCGCTGATAGGCTTCCCGTTCCTGTTCCTCCCGGCCTTCCTCTTCGTCCAGGCGCTCCAGGTATTCGTTGATATCAATCATGCAGCATCAGCTCCTTTGCACGGGTCAGGATTTCCTTCAGTCTCACCTTCAGCTCCGGATCTGACTTGATGGTCTTCATGATTTCCTCCTCCATTTCCTGAAAGGCCAGGTCCGCCTTATCCTTCATGTCCTGGCGGACCTTATCTTTATAGGCCTTGGTCCGGCTTAAGGATGCAATCAGACGGCCTGCCTTGTCTAACGGCAGGTAGTCAAACTCATCCTCCGCTGTTGCCAGGCGGTTAATCAGTCCGTCCATCATCAGCATCAGGCCCGCCTCGGTATAATCCGCATCCGGGTTCTTCCGGACCACGTTTACCAGGGCCTCGGTCCGGGACTGAGCCTCCAGTAAGCGCTGTGCAGCCGTATTGCTCCGGACTGCATACCGCCCCACGCTGCTTTTGCTGATTTCATAGCCCTTTTCCTTCAGCCAGCCGCTGACGTCCTGGTAGCTGTTGGATGTATCGGAAAGCATCACGTCTACCTGTCCTTTGATTTCAGACGGCAGTTCGTCAATCTTGGAGGATATGCGGTTCTTCTTCCTCGTCCTTCCCATCAGACATCCACTCCCGCGTCCTCTATAGTGCCCTCCGCCAGGTCCACACCGGCCTTGGTCAGCCGTATCACGGCGTCCTTGGCGTATGCGTTGTAGGCGGTCACCTTCAGGTTCGTGAACTCAATGTATCCAGCGTCCCTCAGGTAGTCCAGGTATTTGGTGATGTCCGGGGATACGATTAATCCCGCCGCTATCATGGAGTTGGACAGCTGCCTGGTCAGCGCCGTGTTGTTATATCCTTTTACCAGGGACCGTATGATATAGCCCCTGACTGCCTTGTTGTGCTGGATTTCAGCCAGCTCCCTATCATCCATCCGCTTTGCCTCCCTGTCTTACCAGTAACCGGTCCAGCTTGCCGTCCATGGACCGCATCTTGTCCTCCACCCCGTTCATGCTCCGGAAAAAATCCTCCCGCAGCACAAAGGTCGTAGCAAAATCCCCCTTGATGGAGCTCAGTTCCTTCTGCACTGCCTTGATGTCTGCCTCCTGCTTGTCCTCCAGCTTGGTAACCCTCTCGTCAAACCTGGCAATGGTGCTGTCCAGCTTGCTCCCGACACCGCTTACGGACTGCTTGAAGTCATCAATCATCATTTTTACCAGGAACCAGAGGACCGTTCCCACCGCAGTGGCTGCCATGCCGATTGTGACTGCATCGTTCATGCGCTTCCTCCCGGATGTTTGTATCTTGCCCACAGCTGCGCCAGCTTCTCCCAGCCGTACATGGCCAGGAAGGCCACATAAAAAGCCACTACCAGGGCCAAGACCGGGCCCCACCACACGGCCGCGGCCTTCGTGCTGGTCACATACCACCAATAGACCAGCTGACAGAGGACAACCGACAGCACAATCACCTGCACGGCCGTGGGTATCCTTCCCAAAAAGCCGATTTCCTTGGTTACCTCCGTGATGACGCTGACCGTAAAGGCCGCCACCGCAATGGCCGCCATCATGAGGGCCAGCTGCTGGGTATACTGCCCCGCCAAGGTCTGTAATACGTTCTCCATTTCCCATTCCTCCTCGCTCGTTCTGTCTGTCCTGGGACAAAAAAAACAGGACATGACTTTCGTCATGTCCATAGGATAATCCATCTGGAAACATATTGTTAGCCCAAGCATTTTGGACAACTTATCTTTTTCCTGATTCTTCGTCCAGGAACTCAAACAGGCTGATTTGTGTCGGGTCCAGGTCCCGCACGATCTGTAATATCTGGTTGGTGGTCAGGTCGTACTCCTTGGCCAGCTCCTTGGCGTTCCTTCCGTTGTACTCCCGCCGTATCCGGCGGTTCCGCGCCGGGGCCAGGATGCGCTCCGCCTTGGGCAGGTATATCTTGTCCCCCATGAAATACTGGGACAGCTTCAGCACGTTCTTCAAACCTATCATTTCCACCACCAGGCGGTACGGCTCCGCGATATCCTCCAGGGTGGTATCCGCTTCCAGCTCCTCCATCAGCTCCCTGCGCATCCGTATCCCCTCCTCTTATTCCGCCAGGCCTTCCCACTTAAGTGCGCCGTCCTGGTCCGGGGCCAGTGTGACCGGCTCCGTGACCATGGCACCGGCTCCGTCCATCAGGTACCATTTCCCGTCTATGGTCTGCTGCCCCTTTACCATGGCACCATCGGTTCCCAGGTAGTACCAGCTTCCCTGGTACTGGTACCAGGTATCCCTGACCATGCGGCCGGCCCCGTCAAACCAGTACCAGCGGCCGTCCACATCCAGGTACCAGGCGTTACGGACACATTGTCCCGTATCCCCCAGGTAAAACCGCCAGACGCCGTCCTCTTCCTGCCAGCCCGATTTCCTGGCCGGCTCCTCCGGGACCGCGTCATCCAGCAGATAGCGCCGGACGCACACCAGGCCCTTGTTCCCGCGTTTGGTGGAGGCTTTGGTATTCTGGCGCTGCCGGCAGTACGCTATCATGTCCTTATAGGATGGGCGGCCGCTTCCGTGTCCGCAGATGATAGTATCCTTCCCGTCCAGCGTATGCACCATCTCCACATGGCCGATGGTCTGCGGCCGGCTCTCGTCCGTCCCGGCAAACTCCAGCATGTCACCTACCCGCAGCAGGCCGATGTCCTGCACCTGGCCGTCCCGGATGGGGACGTCCACCGTCACCAGCCGCGCGGACTGGTAGATGCCGGCTGTGTTCAGGATGCCGAAACCATATCCGGCTTCCTTATACGCGTAACAGATGGAGCTGGAGCAGTCGCTGTAATAGTTCCCATCACTGTGTTTCCGGTAGCAGTAATCCCGCAGCGGCTGGCTGTAATGGTTCCTTCCGATGAGCTCGTCATACTTCCTGGCCACGGCCTGTCTCTTTTCGTCTGATTTCATCATTTGTCCTCCCTTTCATAGGCAATTTCCAGCTTCAGCTTAGATGTCACAATCAGGGACCGCTTGATTTCATCCATGCTCCAGTCGATTCCCTCATCCGGCAGGATGGCCTGTATCAGTTCCGCGTTTTTAATCTTTGATATGTAGTACAAATCCATGTCCATGTTGGGGGCGGCGGCCTCCGCGGCCTCCTCCGTGGTCCCCTTACCCAGATACCCCAGGACGGACAGCAGTGTCTTCTTATCCTCCTTGTAGTCCCCCTTCAGTCTCCGGGCCAGCACCTCCCTCTGGCCCTCGCTCACCGGTACACTCATCTCCTTCAGGTAATCCTCTAATGTGTACTCAAAGGTGTAATCGTTGGTTACAATGGCCTTCAGGGCCTTCTGCAGCTTCCTATCCAGGGTATAGGTGGTCTTCGTGGTCTCCGTCACCAGCCCTGTGCACACATCCTCACCGATGGCCTGTTTTAACCGGGGCATGTTGAGGATGTCTATCTCCTTCGGCTCCGACACGGCCGCATAGCTTCCGTCCGTCCCGTACATGCGGCAGTACTGGTTATTCCGGTCCTTCAAGACCGACAGTCCCCGGTTCTGGATTTCCGCCTTGTATTGTTCCAGGGCGGACTTGGCATCCTCGGCCACCTTCATGGCCGCCACGGCCAGGTCCACCAGCTCCTTATCATTTACCAGTCCCAAATCCATCATGCAGGCTCCTTCCGTTTCTGCTTCACGTATTCATCCACCAGCTGGTCTGCGCAGGCACGACAGACCCCTTTGCCATTTTTCTTAAGATGGATTTCCTCACTTCCACAGTAGATGCAGCGGGCCTGGTAGGCCCGGATGACCAGCTCGTTCCTGTCATTGACCTCCAGCTCAATGGCGTCCCTGGGCTCAATCCCCATGGACCGCCTGAGCTTCACGGGGATGTTGACCCCGCCCTTGCTTGTAATGCGTTTGTATTCCATTGCTTCCTCCTTCTTATCCCATGTCCCAGGTATGTCCCTCCCGGATTTCCTGGGCATGCTCCTCATCCAGACGGGCCGTGGCCGCCAGAAAGATATCCAGCATGGCGTCCTTGACTTCCTCCACACCCATGCCGCGTTTTACCGCCTCCGCTGCCACGATGCCGGCGAACACCCCCAGCATCCGGGCCATGTCCTCCATGCTCACGTCCGTCCCGCCCATCCGGATGGTCCCGTCCTCCCGGACCAGCTCTATCCGGGCTTGTGTTGGTTCCATAGGCCCTCCCTTAAAACTTCTTTTTTCCTATTAACGTGTTGACAATCGCTTCTACTTCGTCCGCGGCCTGGGCCACGCCGGCCCGGCTGCTGCGCATGACTGCCTGGTACCCTTCGCACATCTCCTTCAGCAGACGGATGCGCTCCTGGTATTCCTGTATCTGCCCTTCTCCCTCCTGCAGGATGGCCTGGTAGGCACGGTTCTGTTCCTCCACCTTGCGTCTTGTTTCATCCAGATGTCCTTTTGCTTCCTCCAGGCGCTGGACCATCCGCTCCACGTACAGCTTGTCCAGGTCCGGCCCGCAGCCAAGGTCCACCCGGTACAGGGTGATGACGTTGCGGGTTTCGGCATTAGCCAGCAGTATCCACAGGCCGTTCACATACACTTCCTTGGGCACCCGGTCCTTTCCACCCTCCGTCCGGCCCGTATAGACACGCTTCCCGTAACGCAGCATCTGGTTGATTTCTTCCTCTATCCGCTGGCTGTGCTCCGCCACGTAGGTGGTTATCTCCAGCCGGCTGTCCCGGTCCTTGCACCGTTCGGCGTAACGCTCCTTTGCGTGGTTGCTCACGGTATACACGGATGTTCCCTTTCCTGTCTCCATCCCTTCGTCCCTCCTTATTCATCCAGCGGCATGACATAGGTTTTGGGAGGGATGGCCACAAAGGCAGGCTGATGACGTCCCGTAATCAGGTTCGTCCCTCCCTCGCAGGAGATATACTCCGACTGTTTCTCCAAAATATCCTGAAGCACCTCTTTTGCCCGCTCCTTCCTGCGGTAAAACCCTAATGCATGCTCCTTCCGGTCCGTCTTACGGTTAAGCAGGAGCACGTAATCCATCCTGCCTGGCGCTGGCGGTGCAACGCGTATCTCATCCATGGATTCCGTAGTCAGCAGCCGCTCCTTATTCTGTGTCAGTATCCACATGTTCCTTCCCCCCTTCACCATCCGGCTTCATGCTGGTCTCCTCCGGCACTCCCGTTACCATCTCCCTTATGTAGCGGTGCGGCACGTTGCAGTCCACGGCATTTTTCATCAGTTCCGCGGATGTGCTTTCCCGTATGAGCCGGTAGAAATCGGAAAAGGTGACTTCCACCCGGTCCTCTTTTGAGAATGCATCCAGTAGCGTTCCCATCTGTTTCTCCTTCCTTCCGGTATCCCGGAAATGTTACTTTTTCTCAGTTTCCATAGCCTTCCTAATAGCCCTTAACTCCTTCAGGATTTCAATTAACACCTTCAGGATTTCTACCTTGGTCGTATACTCAAACATTGCCATGATTTCACCTCCATAACCACCCCGGCTCCTGGCCTTTCCTCTTCCGTACCGGCCTCAGGACCTTCAGCCTGGTACCATCCCACAGAACCTTCAGTCTGGCATGGTCCCACTCCGCTGCCCAACTTCCACGCATGGGTTCCTCTATCCGTTCAATCAGATAACGAGCCTTATACTCCCTGCCGGTATCACTATAATAGGCAATCAGCTGATGATGACGGATATCCAGCAGTTCCATAAGTTCAGAGTTTCTATACTCCCCCATGTACCTGCCATGGTCATACAGCCTGAAATATGTTGGTCGCCCTGCCATACCGGTCCCCCCTTCCCCTCAAAACCAGGCCTCATCTACCGGAGCGCTTCCACCATGAGCTGGATGCCTGCCTTCATACCGGCTATGTAGTTCTCTTCCTGGGCCCTTCCTGATAGCTCAATATCCATTTCCTCTAATTCGTCAAACGCCTCCAGCTGGCCTTTTTTTAATGTTTTCCGGAATCTCTGGTGGGCTTCATAGTTCTCCTTCATCCAGCGTTTATATGCGCGGGAATAGTCCATTCCGTCAGCCGGACGGAAATCACCATGGAATATGCGTTTAAAGAGCTTCGTATGTTTCCCTGGCATGACTACACCTCCTGTCCTGCAAATGCAAAACACTCCGTCCCGATTCCTTCCTCATCCAGGACAATAATCCCCTTCCCATTCGGGATACCAAAGAGTCCATAAGCCGCCCAGTTGCAGCCAGACGCATCTCCCGCCTTCGGGGACCCCTTTCCCGTATATCTTCCAAGGCACTCCTGACAGGCACAGTCTGGTCCTTTGGCTCCGGCCTCTTTAAAATCCCTGATTGATGCAATATGTCCGCACATGGGGCACTCAAACTTCCAATCCATGTAGTCCTTACCAAAACGTCTTTTTCCTTCCTCTCTCCATTCCTGGATTGTCATTATCTTATGCGTGGCATCCTCAACGACCTTGGTCGCTCCTGTGTGTAACTTAATTGTCCGTTTCATCTCCACTCTCCTCTCTTTACTATTCTATCCTATGGCTCCGGCGCACTATCTCCTCATGGTACTGCTTTGCATTCTCCGCCTTCCGGTCCCATAAGGCCCACATGCAATGCAGGACCCCCAGGAGGTAGGACTGGGCAAGGGCCGCATCCGCCCAGGACTTTTCATCCAGATAATCCTGGTATTCCCGGTATTTCCGGTCAAACAGCTGCATCAGTCCTTCCATCAGCTCAGCATCCCTTCCGGCGTATCCTTCTTCATCTGCTCCTTCTCTATTTCCCGGCGCACATGTTTCCCCAGCTCCAGGGTCTGCTTCAGCTGGACCGCCTCCCTGGCAAGCTGGCTTTCACGGAGAAGGGCCTCCACCTCCAGCTCCATCCAATCGGATTTTTGTTGCTGTGTAGCTGGATGCCCCAGGTAGATGGCCGCGGCTTCCAACTGCGCACATAGGAACCCCGCCATGACAGACCCAAACGTCCCCTTACCTTCCTTATCCTTCATCCCCGGCCATCCTCCTTTTCCGGCTTCCGCTCCAGGATGGCCTTCATGGCCTCAATCAGTCCCTGGCACTGGTAATAGGTCAGCCATTCCACTGCATCCACCCGGTACATCCGGTGGCACAGGGCACGGACCTGCCGCTCCTCCCAGCCCAGCTTCTCTTTCAGCTGGCCTATCTTTCGGCGCTGCCGTCCGGTCTGCGGGTTCCCCCTGCGTTCCGGCAGCCTCCCCTCCTGCCGTTTGATATCGTCCTTCTGTTTCTGCAGGATATGGCAGACATGGGACAGCTCCGACCGGTTCAGCTCACGGATGCTGTCCTTCCCGGTCTCACGGGCCACCAGCAGGTGCAGCTCCTCCTCGGTCAGCCCCAGCTCCTTTGACTTGGCTAGCCCCCAGAGGGTCTTGATGGTATACCTATATCCCGTTCCCATAGGCTTCCCCTCCTCCTGGCAGGCAGGGCACTTCCCTCCTGGATGGCCGGCTCCTGCGTTCCTGGAGGAATGCAGGGATTTGGGGTCCCGTCTCCCTGACCTTTGGCGCAGCCGGTTCCCGCACCTCCGTAGAACTTGCCTTCAGGTTGATATCATAGGCTCCCAGCTCCCCGAGTTTCTGGAGGATGGTTCCCATGATGTCCGCCTCCCCCAGGTTCACCTTGTCCTCCGGGCATGTGTATGTGATGGTCAGTATCTTCCTTTTCATCGTCCATTCCCTCCCTACAGCAGCATCATGGCGGATGCCTCGTTGATGATTGTTTCCGTGATGGTCGTCTGTTCCCGTTCCCGCATCAGACGGATGACGTTGTTCATGGTCCGGTCAAACAGCCGGAAACAACCGTTCTTGCTGTTCCTGGCCCGGCTGGTCAGCACCTCCATGGCCCTCTCCTCCACGCTCCAGTCCTCCAGGTAGCGCTCTACCTCAGCTTTTCCCAGGCCATGGAGCCGGTACGCAAAGTCCATACGGTTGGCAAACCGTTCATCATACGCAGCCAGGTGGGCCTCCAGGGACAGCTCCCCGGCCAGTACCATCCCTACCGCGGCCGAATCCATGATGGTGCGCAGCAGCTCAATCTTCTTGATGGTGTACTTGTTGATGAGCTTGTCCGCCTCGTCCACTATCATCAGATACCCCCGGTTCACGTTGAAGAACTCACAGATTTCCTCCAGACGTTCGTCATTCGTGCCGTAGCGCTTTGGCAGGCACAGCTGCTTCTCTATCCGCCTTACCAGGTCCCGGCAGCTCATGGACTCGTTGCACTCGATGTAGATGACACGGGGCAGCCTGGCGTACTGCTTCAGGCTGTAGGTCTTACCGTAGCCGGACCGCCCCACCACGATGGCGCTTCCCTGCTGTTGCTGGCACAGGTTGCAGATGCCTACTATGTTGATGTAATCATCGGATTCAAACACATCCGGCTTGCTTCCCATCCGGGGCGGCGCTTCCTCTTCCAGCAGCGGCTCCTGCTCTCCCGCTTCCTCCGGTTCTTTCTGGGAGGCAAACTGGCGGGCAATCTGCTGGGCATACTTATCTGCCACCTGCGGTTTTTCCTGCCGGAAGGCTGCTTCCTGTTCCTCTGTCTCTTCCAGCCACCTCTCCAGACGTTCCTCCAGCTTTACTGGCCTGCTTGGATATTTCCCGTTTAAGTACTGGCTCAGCATGGAGCGGGAGCACTTCATCCCTTCCTTATCAAACTGCCAGGCCAGCTCCGCCTTGTTCATGTTTATGATTCTTAATCTGAGGCACACACGTTCTGCCAGACTTTTCATTTACGATACCCTTCCTTTCCGTTTGATTGGTTTATGTGTTGGGACTTAACCCATGTTGCGCAGTTTCTCCAGCGCTTCGCGGCCCTGTCTGGCGATATATTCCGACTGCCGCGCCGTCTTCCTGTGTTCCCGGTAGCTCTCCTCCTTCGGCAGCGTGATGACCTTCCGGCTGTTCCCTGCCCCTTCTATCATCATGCTTCCCACGATGGTGTTGGCTTGGGCCGCGCCGGCAATCCGTTCATCCAGCGGGCATCTCATTTCCTTCAGCTTCTCACGCACATCCTTCATCTGCTGCTTCTGGAGCCGGATGTGGCGTTCCAGCGCCTCCTGTGGGACCTTGTGGGCAATCTTTAACAGTTCCTGGCTCTCGGCCTCACAAATCATATGGCCGTCCTGGGCGTCAAACACAAGCAGCCGGGTCACGTCCTCCGGGTCATACTTGATGTCCACAGGCTTGTCCATGTAATAAATCAGCTCCGGATGGTTATAGACCTGGCCGAATTTCCGGATTCCCACGTTATATACCCGTGCCCGTTCTGACTTCATCAGCTGCAGCAGGGCAAAGGATTTTGGCGGCAGGGCCTTCTCATACCGTTCCCCTTTGTCAAACAGTTCCTGTGGGGTACAGTATGTTTCTCCCTGGTTTTTCAGGCCCCTGTGGACCTTCACCGCATACACGTTGTGCAGGTAGTGGCTCCACTTCTCATAAAACTCCTCCATGGTCAGCAGCTTCCCCTGTTCAAGCATACGCTTGATGTCCTTGTCAATCTTGGCGCTGGTCCTGCTTCCTGTCAGTGTACCCGTGTAACTCTTAAACCACCGGGAGAATCCATCGCATACCGTCTTAAACAGACGCTCTATTTCGGATTTACTCCATGGCTCATAAGGACGGCTCCGGTGGAAGTCCTCTATCCCAATGGTGTGATAGAATCCCGCTTTTACCTCCTCAAATCCGGCATACCGTTCTGTTTCTTCCCGGGTGGGATAGCGTTTGACGCCGGTCAGTTCCCTGGAGGTATAGTCCTTTCCGTTGTCAATGTTCAGGTATTTCGGCATCCCTCCCGGGGTTCCGTACAATACCTTAATCAGGGATTGCTTCAGTATCTGGGCATTGGCATCCCGGCAGATGATATCCCCCAGCACCATGCGGCTCCTGGCGTCAATCCAGGCCACCAGCTTGGGCTTGATGGCCGTCACCTTCCCATTAGGTAGCTTATAAGAGACCCAGCAGTCAAAGGTATGTTCATCCCCTAAGAGGACCTCCATGACCTGGAGGGACCGGGTATCGCGCAGGGCCTTCACCATCCGCTTGTTCTTCCACGCCCTGTCACCTTTGGCTGCAAGGAAATGGGCGCTTTCCAGCTGCCCGTCTGCCATCAGGTGGGAGATGTAACGGCATACACTCTGGTAAGATGGGATGGGCCAGCCATTGGCCGTACCGATTTTCAGCAGCTTGTCATACAGCATCTGGCGCTTTCCTTCATTCCGGGCAAAGTCCTTGTCGAACCAGATGTTGTGTATCTTCTGCTTCACTTCCGGCGTAAAGGTGGGGAAGGTATTGGAATCCTTGGGTTTCCGGCACAGGCACAGGACCTTGTAATAATCGTAGTTGGCCCCGGTCTCCCGCAGCATCTTCAGGGCCCACCCTGCCGCCTCCAGGTATTTGTCCATGTGTCGGTACAAAGTCCTTTGGCTCATTCCCAGCTCCGCCGCCTTCCGGATGATGTACTCCGTCTTGTCTGCATCCGAATAGTTGATGATGTCCTGCAGGAGCCGGGACAGCTCCACCGCCTTGTAATATGACTGGCTGTGGTTCTCTATGTACCAGTTCACATCGGTATCCAGGTACCAGGGCTCCTCTGGGGGCAGCTTCTCCATCACGATATCACTTCCTTCTTCTGTATCTATCTTCTTCATGGCCCGGTAGGCCTTCTGGGCTTTGGGGCTTAGGTCAGTAAGTTTGATGTATTTTCGCTCTTTTCCACCAGATAAAATTTTCTCTTTTCGTAACACAATTTCTGCATTCTCTTCTCTACGGGAAACCTGTTTCATAAAAGTTCTATATAACATCCCTTCTAATTCAGCAGCATCTTTCATAGATATATAAATTTCTTCCATCAGATTTCCCCCTTTCTGTTGCAATTTGGCTGTTGGTATAGTACAATGCAGATGTGTGTTTATCGGAACGCCCGACCTTCCCCCAGAAGTAGGGCGTTCTTCTTTTATGCAAGTCCATATCCAGCCCCCTATGCCACATCATTCTCATTTATTTTGAGAATTTTCAGCATTTGCTTCCGATACTTATACCCAGGTCTCTTTCCCTTCAGCATCCGGCATAATTCTTGGGGGGTGGTCCCCAATATATTTGCCAGCTGGACCTGGGTCATCTCCAGTTCAATCAGACGCTTCTTGACAATCTTTCCAAGCTCCCTTGTCTTTACATCTGCCATCTTACTCACTCCTGTATAATCTTCTGGTCCGTTTCCTGCCTGTTCCAATTCGCTTAAGTTCCATTCTGCTTACCACTTCCAGAAACTCTCTGGTATCCTTTATCACCAGCCAGTTCTCTGGCTGCAGGCCATGAAGTTTCATCTCCTTTTTCTGACTTAAGGTTGGCTTCTTGCCATTTTTCATGAGAATTACCACCTCCTCTTTTCTAAAAGAACACCCTTAACAGGCTCACTATCACCTGAATCAGTATCGTATCAACAAGTGATAATCTTTTTTGTGTAAAAGCCCATATGGTTTTTCCCATACCCTTTTCAATCCGGTTCACCCCTGCTTCATATTGCTTTTATTTTCCTGTTACTTTATACTATATATACAGGCTATATCATAGCCGAGTACAAACCCAAGGAGGGGTCTTATGTTTTCTGATTTTGTTAGGAATTTTACTATCACTTGTCCAGAATGCAAAACCTCTGTAACATTTAGCATTGACATGGACAATACTCATGCACTATACAGCGCTGTTCATGATTTTAAGTGTCCTAGATGTGCAAATGAACTGTCCTACGAGGCTCAGAATATGATAAGTGCAATTCGCGCATATAACGATGCTCTTTCAGAGCTTCAGAATGCGGCTGAACAAAATCATGTAAAACTTTCCTAATCTTCATTCAAACGAGCTCTGGCTGTAAGAATCACTCCAAGTGCTTCTGCCAGAGCCACCATTTTGTCTGAGTTAACCATCCTCATCTCTTCACATATTTTTATAATAGTCTGGTCAATGTGTTCCAAAGTCTCTTTTTTCATTTTCAACTCTTCCTCTTTCTTAAGGTCTTAATTTTTAAAAAATCACACAACAAAGCTCCCAACGTAAGTAAGCAGAATGTAAGCTAAAATTGATAATACAAGAAAAATACGTTCAAGCATTGTATTACCCTTTCCAAATACCCCCCCAATCACTCCACCAGGAATCAATCCAGACCACAATGAAAAGAGCCATGGGCCATAATAAAATAGATAATATTTCACGGACTGTCATATTTACCTCCTGTTACATCTTACTTAATTTGTCAACTGTGAATTCAGGAACCTGAATCCGTAAGAACATTATTCAACCAGATTTGGTTGTTTCGATATGATAATTTTGTTTCTTTACATCCTGATATATGTTAAAATGGCACTGAAAGGTATAACGATACAGCCTTTCAGGGGAGGTGAGCCCCATGGTTATCTCGCCAAAGAGGCTGCCAGAAGTGAAAAATGATTCGTTAGCGCGTATTGTTTCCTTCGCTTCCGGCAACTCGATTGACTGGAAATTCGTTTCCGGTCAGGTCAGTGAGGATGGTTCCTGCTCTGCTGACTTTGAAGCAGATGCTCCGAAGCCAAAAAGCAAGTTCCGCCTCCATGGTGAGGTTTCCCAATATGGGGAATCATACCACTTCAGTGCCATTTAACATCTGGCACAGGGAACCATCAGCTTTGGCTGGTGGTTCTTTCCTTTTATAATCATAGGCCAGGAACCTGGCTTTCAAAGAATGTTGCTTATTCAATCAGACTTGATTGCAGATATGCCATGGATTCAAGTACTTTTCCTTGAAGTAATCTTCAAAATGTGGTACTTTTGTATTGGCTTATAAATCATCCATATAGATATAATAAAATAGGATATCCTATTTGTCAAGCCATTTTTTAGGATATCCTATTATTTATCTATATTCTTTCAGGAGGTTCTATGGATAATAATATGATTGGTCAACGAATACGTGAACGTAGACTTCACAAAAAGTTAACCCAAAAACAGCTCGCATCACTAGCTAAAATACGTGGAAGTATAAGTGAATTAGAAAATAGCAAGTATTTACCATCTGCTGAAACATTACTTAATATATCTCAAATATTGGATTGTAGCATTGAATGGATTCTTACCGGAGAGGATAGGATATCCGATAATGCAATTCCCGAACAATTATCGGATATCCTGCCTCTTTTAAAACAATTATCACCACAAAGATTGGAGGAAGTAAAAAAATTTATTAACTATAAACTCTATGAACAAGAAAATGACTCGGAGTTGTCATCAACCTCGAATCATGGAAAAAACGTCATGGACGGAAATAGTGAAATAGCCTAATTTTTTTTTCTTTGTTTTGGCCTATAAATAAACCAAATAGGGGCATTTGCTTTAAGCCCTTTAAATTTCAAAAAAATATCTACAAAGCCTTGAAGATTCAGCAAATGCCCCTATTTTTATTTTTTTTTCAATCAGGGCATTTGCTTATCGTTGTCATTCGCTTAATTTTACACGATTAGTTTTATGTCTTTTAACGCGTTAATCCTTGATTCTGCGTACTTTTCACATAATTTTATAACATTGATTAACGTTAATTTTTAACGGCTCAAAAAAAGGACCTTTCCATCAATTTTCTTGAAAAAGGTCCTTTTTCTATATTATTCTCATTTTATTTGTCAATAGCGATTTTCCTCTAAAAACCGTCGAAACCCTTGATATACCGTCACTTCCCGCCATATCCCACTCACTCCTCCTCTGTCTCGGTTTTGTCAAATATCTTGGTAACCTACAGTATCCTCCTATCCTGCAACCTTGAATTCAATTTCTGTTATCCACGTACCGGTTGGTGAACCTTTGTGCGTCCCTGACACAATCATAAATTTGCCGTTTAAATCACGGGATTGAATTTGAATTACGTCCCCGGGTCCCATACGGTAATTCAGAAGGCATTGACGTTTCCATGTCTTCTCTTCAAATGCCTTTTTCTCTTTCGAAACCTCCTTTGTTTCTGGAGCTTCTATCATAGTGACATCCGAATCCTCGGACCGGAACAGTAATCCTGCATCTGGCGTAAGTAGGTATCCCTTATTTACCCCATCTGCTGGATTATTGATAATAACCTGATTTGAACGTATAAGAAATCTTGATTTACATTCGTTTATCACAATTTCTGTTAGTATATCTTTGAGCTTTCCAGAGCACACTCGTCCACGCGGATAAAGTGTATTCTTGACTAATTGGAAGGCCCCAACCTCCAGTCCAAAAATATTGAGCAGGTCTCGTACAATGTCCTCTGCCCGACTTCCTTCAGTATAGGTCTTATTGATTACAGAATTGAGCCACTGGTCCAAGGCCGCAGTGGCAGTAATCTTCGTCTGCCACTCTACTCCATTCTGTCGGTGATTGCAGCTCGTCACCTGACCAACAAACAGAGCGCCCATGTCGTCCTCATATCCCGCATTAAGTATCACGACCTGGTTCTTTTGGATTCCTGCACGGGATGTCGCATTCAAATTGTTTACTGTAAATGAAGCAGTTGTTAGCTGCTCCGAATCATGGAAGGGAACCTCGAATTCGAAGTAAAATCCGTCATTCATACTGTATTTAAGCGGCCCTATCTGAAGGGAAGCGGAACGAATAAAAAATGCCATCAGTCCGTCCTCCTCTCATGCAGGTACAGCTTCACCTCATTTCCAAAATTGTCGTATGTTACCTCATTAACCTCTCCAGTCAGACAATATGGTACAATGACCGGAATCGGGTACCTTGCGTCTTCGATGGAGTTAAACATAGGTCTTCCATATCTTACAGGGTCCCCATAACACAACACCTCTCCCGTCGCCATTAAGGCCAAGTCTATCGTGAAGAAACTTCCCGGGTCATTATATTTAATTGTCATGAAATATGTGCGGTCATCAAGTTTGACAGAAAACGTATACGGTACCATTGATGCATCCACAGGTATATATTCAACTTCTGACGTCAACCCCATTGTCTGTAGTTCATTGGTCATCCCAGTCACTCTCTTTTCTTTTATACTCCGTTAAAGCTCGTAGTCTTTCGTTGATTTGGTCCTGCACTGCTTTTTCCATTGTAGGAATTTACATAGGATGCGTATGAGCTTTGACTAATCTGTTCGCTTACCTTTGTTTTAAGCCCGGCTGCCTTGATGGCCTCTGCCTGGCCGGTACCCTTGCTTTTTTCTCCCTTGTCCTGCTGACTCATAAGGAGTGCCTGTCCTAATTCTACATACTGTCCTGATACGATATTCGCTTTCTGTAATGTCGCAGTAAATGCAAACCCTTTCTTATTTGACGGAAGGTTCTTCATTTGCAGATTGATAATGATATAATCCGTCACGCGGAACTTTCCGACGTAAGTTACTAAATCCCGGCTCCTCCACATGTAATCCAGTTGGGATTTGTAGGATCCACAGTTTCTTACTACCACTCCTGCAATCTGGAACTGTTCCGGATTGAGGCTTACATGGTCCTCAATGGTGCTTCCTCCTTCAATGGCATTGGAGGTCATCTTGCTACTCTTCGTCATGGTCTCCTGGGTGATAGTGCCTGTAGCCGGCTGGAACTTTACAGTCCCGGTCTTTCTTCCTGTGATTCTATATGCCATCTGATACCTCCTTACGCATTTCCTTGTTGGATTGCCAGGTTCGCGAAATGTTCTTCCTGCATTTCCTGATATAGTTCCTTGACTGTCTGTTTGAGGTCCTCCATCATTCCAGGCGTTCCCTCGTTACTGCCACCAAGAATCTCTATCCTGATAGTCGGATTAAAATTCACATCGTTTTTTATACTCTGCTGTCTCCCGCCTGCGATTATCTGTTCGCTCTTGTCCGCTGGAACGATGGTTGATCCAGATGGCAGATAGGCAATTTCTCCTCCGCGTTCATTGATGTGCGTCCATCCTCCCTGGAAGTAATTATCTCCATCCGCATTATGTGGAATATTTGCCCCGGCTGAGGCCGCCGCCTTTGAGCCGCCACCAAACAGACCAGCAATCTTTTCCAGCAGGCTTGCTAATCCATTTGCTGCCCATTCCATAATTTTTGCCAGAAATCCTACCACGTTCGAGAGGACCCCTGAAATTCCACTCAGAACAGGGGAGATGGCTGATAATATAGGTGGTATAATCTTCAGTCCCGCAGATAATGCCGGCAGGATTGCATTTGCAATACTCTCAATATGTGGCATAAGCGGTGCGATTACATTGTCGCTCAAGGATTTAAGTATGTTAACCAATGGCGGCACCACTGTGGTTGCAATGCTTCCAATAATCCTAGAAACCGGCGGGAGCACAGTTTGAGCCAATGTACTAAATGTCTGAATAAGTGGTGTCACGGCAGCCATGAGCGGCGGCAGTGCAGTGGTTGCCATATCGAGCAGAACTCCTCCTATGGGTGCGGCAGCCGACATCAGTTCACCAAATGTCGATATCAGTCCCGGCAGTGCGCCTGTTGCCAAATCCATGATGACCGGCACTCCTGCTGCAAATCCATTGCTAAGCATATCTATCATGCCCAGTAAGGCTGGTTCAATCTGTGGCCATGATGCCATGATTGTATTTGTAAGTTCTGTAAACACAGGCGCAAACTTTGATGCAGCTCCAGAAAGGAAGTCACTCCAGATGCCCTTCAAGCTCTTGATGTTGTTCGCATATCCTTCCTGTTTTTTAGTCGCTGCCTGCTGGATTTCCGTACTATTTTGCAATAATGCATTCATTCTTACTTGTGCCATTGCAGCTTCATCCAATGCGTCAATATTCTTTCCCAGTCCCATCTCCATGGCAGACTGTTTCAAGGCCGCATCATCAATCTGCATCCCAAACTCAGCCATCGCTTCCGTATTGCCTTTTAGATAGTCCTGTACGACTGATAGGGCTTCTGCATCATCCAGCGAAAAGGCTGTTCCAAAATCATAGGCCAGTGATGTGGTGATTTTAGATAGGTCCTCTGCCGCTGTCCCGGTAATTCCCATCTCCTGGTACATGGCCTTATTCGAAACAAGGAAGCCTTGCACTTCAGTGTTGCTCCGGTGGATGGCATCTGAAAAATTATCGGCCCACTCCTGCACACCTGAATCTGCCGAGAACATAGCTCCAAATTTTGCTCCTGTCTGCTCCGAAGCAATTCCTGCATCCTTGATGGCAGATCCTAGCTGTTTTGCCGCCTCGATACCCGCCTTCACAATTTCAATGGCTGCAGAAATAGCAAAAAATGATTTTACAGCCCCTCCTACGGCATCTTTGATTCTTGTCCCGGCTGATTCTCCGTCATTTCCCATGTGCTTTAAGTCATCACCTGTTTCATCGGATTTATCCCCGGTATCCTTAATTTTCTTCCCTGCCTTTTCCAGGGCATCCACCAGCTTATTTTTGATTGTTTGGATTGGATTCTTAAGGGCCGTCTCCAGCTCTTCCAACCCGTCTCTGGCCTTATTGGCAAACTGTTCTGCCTGTTTTCCTGCAAATCCATATGCTCCCTGGAATCCTGCCTTTACGGCCTTTCCAAGAGAATTGGTTTCTTTTAAGGCTTTTGCAGCAGAACGAGCAGCAGCAGAACCGAATCCATCCGCCTCTGCCCCCATACTTCGATAAGTATTCGAAGCGTCTTCTCCTGCCTCTGATGTTTTATTGATTTCTTTTCTGAATTCATCCGCTGCATCGCTGGCATTATTCAGGTCCTTCCTCGCCTCGGTTGCACTTTTCGATGCTGCGCTCCCCATGTTCTCAAGCGCCCTTCTAGCGCCTTTGGCCGAACTCTCTACCTTATCCCCTGAATCTGACAATTTATCCATAGAGGTGGCTACCTTTGATGTTTCCTGTCTGGCATCCTGCATCCCGTGGGCCAATGTCCCGGCACTCTCGGCGGCCTCACTTCCGAATTTTTCTGCTTTATCCTCTGCTTTTTGGAATCCTTCTTTAATTTCATCTATGGATTCCATTATTTTGGTCAACTGTCCAATGGTATCCGTAGCTGAAACTCGAATTCCCATGGTCAGGTTCCGCTTGTCCTCCAAGTTTCATCCCTCCTAAAAGAAAAGAGCAATCGCGACATTGGTCACTGATTGCTCTTTAAGCTCTCATTATAGTTGATATAGGCTTCCCTGGCTTCATAATACTCCGACAAGCACATATTACACCATTCTGTATATGCGATTTTCCCTGTGCTAAAAACAAGCGACCAAAACTCCTGGTTGCGTATCGCCCGAATCTGTGCCTTCCCGATATCCTTTTCATCCTCTAAGAAAGGATTCAATTTCAGTCATAAGCTTCTCCGGAGTGGATATATCCTCTGCCTCTTCAAAGTATGATATCCCCTGGGTGCTCACTTCCTTCGGTGAAATCACGATATTCTTAATCAGGCCATCTATGTAATTTACCGTTTTCCTCTTCCCTCCAGTCATTCCACATTCATCATTGTGATTGAAATACCATGTGGGCGAAACGCTCTGCAATGTATACTCTGTTCCGTTTACTGTTACCTTTTTCTGCTTTGCCATATATTTTCTATAGCTCCTTTCTGTTAGTCCCTTTGGACGCTGTGGCCATTCCATCGACATTGTTACTGCCTGATTTTAAGATTAGGCACATAGATATTGACTGTCACCGTGCTTGTATTCTTTCCTCTAACTACATCCGGTTCTTTTAAGATGCGACACTCTGAACCGCTAACGTTGGCAGGTGCGTCGTCGTTGGCATCTGAAATTGTTAGAGCAAATCGTTTCCGGTTTGATGCCAGGTTCCTGAGCTTTTGCAATGATGAGGATGTCTGCTGCAGTGTAACTGCGACCGTCCCGCTTTCATTGGCATTCTCTTCATATACCACATCACCCTGTACTCCCACATTCGGCGTAACAGCATCTTCACTTTTGGATACCGTGATAATACCATCACTGGCAAATCCCGTCAGGGTTGTTCCATCCACATTAACATTCACTTTTTTGGGATCATAACTTGTTACCATTCTTCTTACCTCCCGTTTATGTAAGCGATACTTTCAGAGTACCTTTGACTTTAACTCCATGCACGGCCCCTCCGAGCTGGGCCTCCCACGAAATGTCCGGCATCTGCCTGGAAGCTGCCTGCTGGTCCGTTGCCTCAGACCGTTTAGGTACGGACACGTTATAGATGCCCGCTCCGGATTCTGGGTTCTCTGCTATAATTGCATATCCAGTTGCCTCTTCTAATGTCTCAAATACACCTGCTGATACCGTAGTGAAACCGGCATCTGTATAAGGGATGTTGGGATTTCCCATGAAGATATCATAGAGTTTTTCCCTCATCCTTTTCGCAATCCAATCAGCTCCAAGCACTGCGTCAATCCATTCCCCATCCATGCAGATGCCATTTTTGATGTAATTCTTTTTATATTCACTGGTTACGAAATTCACGTGGTTTGTTTCCAGGGCTGTGACTTCTGAAGTGGTCAGCGTTGGGACCGAAATTCCTGCCGGCATCTTGAATTTCCATGTAACTGATTGCGGATACCAAGGACCAACAGCCCCCAGCCATGCTGCATCCGCATGTTCATTCGTATCCTTGGTATATACTATCACAGTCCGGGCAGTACTGACTGCATACTCCTTATTGTTCGTCTGAGCAATGTATAACTTCCTGTGGTCCTCCACCCCCGATGACAGTTCCGCTTCTGTCGGCTCACTTCCCGCTGCGAAATTTCCCAAAGCCTCCAGGTAGGTATCATCCGTTTGGTCAGTCAGGAAAATATACCAGTCATCGTTCTCCTCCTGATATGCCTTAATCGCTTCCACCAATGCACTGGCTGTTTCCGGTTGCGCAACTCCTACAATAGTTACCTTCCTGATTAATTTTTCCGGCGCAGGTATGGCATTTCCCTGGTTAAATAAGGCTGCTGCCTTTTTATACACAATACTGGAATCTGTCCAATCCTTCTTGATTTCCTCTAAATCTGTATAGGTTTTTCCCGCTTTCTCACCTGCTGTAGAAATCAAGAGAATATCAAGGGTGTCCATGGACTGTGGCACATCCTCAAGTGTCACCACAACTACTACATCTTTGCTCAATGTGTGTCTCCTTTCTGCTCAATGGTTGCTGCATTCCGTATGGTGGCAATCATCCGGTTGTCCTCTCTGATATATCGGATGGTCACGTCAAACCCATACCTTCTGACCGCCTCATCCACTTCCAGAACGCTCCGCTCCTGTACGTTTCCTGTGTTCACAATGGTAATTCCGTTCCCGGACGTATATTCGTATCCTGCGTGCAGGAACCATCCAAGAGCCTGATTCGCCAGTTCCATGGCTTCATCTTCTCCCAGTATAAAACCGGACGGTGTTCTACGGTTTGCACTGCAGGCTGTAAAGGACCATGTACATGTGGGTTGTTCTCTCCGTATCTCTTCCCCGTCTCCGCCCTGCCGATATTCCCCTAATGTATTTTCCGGTATATAAGGGGCTGTAACGGAATAAATGATGAACGGATAATCCTGCTCTGGCTCCACTTGACTTGCCAGAACAACCGGCACCTTTAGGTAATTGCTTAATCCATTTGTGACCATGTTCCTAATATATTTGAATTTCATTTTTTAGCTGCCTTTCCTTTCCGTTCCACCAAGTAGCGTTTGAGCGGGTGCAGAGAATTGTATCCCAGTTCCTGGGTGACCGTATATCGCATTCCGCCAAAATCTTCCACCTGCGCCCCGACTTTGAGGGTATGTCCATTGGTATATATTTTTTCGGAATACTGCGTAAACACCCCGGCAATGTCCCGCACCAAGTCCTTGTTGCTAACCGGTAAAAGTACGCCTTTGAACGGAATACGTTCATCTTCTCCTGGAACCCATTGGCCGCCATCTTCCTGGCTAAATACAGCACCAGACTTAATTTCATACATTTCATGCATAAGTCCCTCCGGTATCATCGGCTGGGCGCTTCCAAAACAATAACTATTCACTCTATGTTCCTCCTTCTATGCTGTAAGTAATTGAATTACGGAGACGCCCTGTTTCGATAAGGGGATTATCCGGCCAGTTAGATACCGCTTTTGTAATGCTGCTCTTCTTTTTAAAATTAAACGGCTGATTCATGTACATTTGGATGATGCCTACCACACCCATTCCAATGTTATTTGCCGCTTTCTCCGCATCCCATCCGCTAAATATAATATTCTGTATGGCAGCTGTTGTTATATCCTCAATCGTCCTTCTGTTGTTGTCATATCCGGCACGGATGAAGCTACGCTCCGGAATGGAAGTGGATTCCATCAGGATAAATAAGAATTCAATATCGTCTGTTTTTTTCGGAATCTGTTTTTTGGATGGACCATGCTTATTGGGTTTGCTGTCTGTTGGACTGCTTTTCTTTTTTGGGGATGTTCCCTTTCGCTTCTTACTGATACATCCAAACAGATAACCATTCCTGGAACGCAGAAAGAATAGTCCGGGAAAATCCAGTGGGCTTTTCCCGATTGCTTTTTTAGCAATCGGGATAGCCAGGTTCTTTACATTTTTAGCCTTGATGGTCGCGCCAAATTCATTGACATTTGCAATGGTCAGAATATCTGCCGGCGCCCCTTCCCTTTCCATTCCCGACTCATCGCGTCCGGGTTGCCCTTGAATCCCGATATGGATGGACATTTCTTCCAGTCTCTTAAGCTCCCGGATAATCCGTTCCATCTCCGGGGATATCTCGTCTTTCGCTTCCGTTATGCCCACCTCCGGTACTGTTCAATTACATTCTGTACTTGTGTGTTTAGTTCTTTATCAAAGGTCCAGCTTACATCTGAGATGGTAAATGCAGACAAACCGTTTGCACCATTGTGTGACAGATTCCATTGTTGCTGAACCATTTGCCATACGGCATATTGTAAGTCGAATGGCAGGTCAGATGCACTATGATCCGCCCCATCTTTCGGAAGTATGTAACCAGCTGTATAAGTCACTTTCAGGTAACGTTTGGGGGCCACCCTATCATTTGCCAGCCCACCTAAAAATGTCCGGTCCGCCCACCCCCCATCCCTGTACAACACTCCGATTTCCCCAGTATCAGAAAAAGAGTAAGACTCTGATGGAATGATCTGTCCACTCTCCACGTCTATGACTGATTTTACATCCACAATCGGGTATTGATTTAAACACAATTCCTGCCATCCACTTCCATGGTGTCCTTCAACATATTCCTTGCGTCCAAATCTGCGGTCTGTCATCCTCTCAATATAACCGGATGCTGCATTTATAAGGCGCTCCAGGTTATTCTTAACGGAGTCTGGTATCCCTATATCCTTCGGGTCCATTCCCATAAATTCCATTAAATCTTCGAGTGTGGTCATGGCATTATCTGCCAGGAGCTTCCTTCTTTCCTCCAATCTCATCACCTCTCTTATGAGCGGAATCCTTTACCCGATCCTTGTTGCTCCCCGGGCTCTTATTCATCTTATTTTCCCTGCCATCTTTTTTCATCGTTTCTCCTTATACAGGACTGTCTATGGGGTCTCCCAGAACCAGCGCATACGCCGCAGATGCCGCACTTGGGCTGGTCCCTCCTGTAAAAGTAATAGTTGGTGTCACCTTGATATACCTTTTGCACCCCAGCAGATCCATATTTATCTGAAGCACAGCCTCTGACTCCACAGTTGCCACGCTCAAGATTCCTTCCTGACTTGCATGTTCCGGGTTGATCATGGTATCCTCCACATTCGTGAATGTACCATCAGCTGTATCGCTATGCTCAACTTTTACAGACAGTTTTGTCTCTGTAGGGGAACCAGTTATTTCCCCAATATCGGCGGCAACGACAGCCGAAAGAAATCCCTTTCGGTCAACTGCAATACCAGTCGCCCCAACCCTCACCACCACATTGTCAAATAATTCTCTCTTCATCGTCTACTCCTCCTTACATTACCTTAATATTTTTACAGTATATGAAACTCTCAGCATGACGTACACCAATATCGTCATACATCAGAGCTCTGGTGGCCGCCAGGTTTTCCTCGAATGCATTGTGCTGCACACCATCCTCATCAGTCCATGTACCATCCAAAGTAGTGTATGTCTCCAGACCCATCTGGTCGCCAATAAGCAGGTCAGACCAATTTCCAAAGAACAAGTCAGTCTTTCCGTTGTCGGTCGGAATCTGGTTGGATACCTTATATGGGAATCCGCACAGCTTCCCGGTTGCCATTTCCTCGCGGTAAATATAGGTTCCCATCTGGGTTTTCATGTTCAAAAAGATTCCTTCTAACATACTGTTCATAGCCCATCCGGCATGGATGTCGTCAATGTTCTTCGACATTGCTTTAGACCTTACGTAAATAGGTAAATCTGGTGTGATTTTACCATTAGTGTCTGCCAGGTCATCATTGCCTATCTTGGTGGCATCAATATTCTCGACTTCTTTATTATTCGCAATACCAAGGGGCTGGAACTCGGCTCCCGCACCGTACAGACCGCCATAGTCAAGGCCCAACTGCATTCTGCGTGTTAAATCATTTGCGAACATAGAGTCTGCCGAGAAGGTGGAGAGCATAAGCAGTTCCCTTGACTGAGGAATAATTGCCTCCAACCTCTTTGCAGATAATTTGATGTTTCCAAATTTAGTCTGGCTGGTTTTAATCTTTCGCTGCTCTCCTCCCCACTGGGCACGGGCTCCTGCGGTCATCTTGGGCAGATTCAGATTTCCAGTGGTAAGTGGCACAGTCTGAGCTCCCAATTCAACAATCACAGTCTTGGGATAAAGCAGTTCAATAACCTGGTCAGAGTAGACTTCTGGTATAAGATACCCTCCGTCTGTAGGGTTAGTAGCTGACAATGCCTTAAACTCTCTTTCCATTTCCGTGTCATCATATTTCTTTCTGGCATAGTAAGCAGCTCTTTCCGGATCCTGACGTCCATACACATCCAGACACTTTACTGCCCGCGCAAAGGTAATTAACGGCGGTACTTCTTCCTTTTTTTTCTGCATTCCTCCTCCATTTCCTCCTTTTAAAAAAATGTCACTATACTTTCTCTGCACAGCCTTCTTCTGTTTTCCTCTGCTTCCATATGACTTAGTCTGGCGCTGTCTGAAATAGGCCTCTTTTCTTCCTTTCCCTTCCTCATCTGCCGTGTCATCTGACATAACCTCTGCCACTGCATCCAGGATTTCATCTACCACATCATCACCTATCTCATCCGCTTTTGCAGATTTGCGTTTCTCGTTTACAGCCTCGCAGGCAGCTTTAATGACCTCCTCCAGGTCAGTTGCTTCATCATCCGATTTACCATCCTCTGCCGCTCCAGCTTCTTCCAGAATGGCGCCGACCAACTCCTCTGTATCATCCGGATTTAATTCATCAGATTTTGCAGACTTGCGTTTCGCATTCACGGCCTCAATGGCTGCATCCAGGATTTCCCCTAAGTCTCCACCAGATTCTTCTGGGTCGTCTTCGGAACCATCCTCTGCCTTCTGTTCATCCAGAGCCTCCTTTACTGCTGCCTTTACCATTTCCTGCAGGTCGTCTGCTCCCATTTTCATAGACTTTCTTGCTCTTGCCGTCTTTCGGCTCATTTTATATCTTGACATTACATGCCCTCCTAAAAAATAATCTCTATTTGTTTCTGAACGCTTTTACTGCTTCCAAGAGTTAGAACCCCGGACTTCTTTGCAGCTTCATTACTGGCCTCTCGAATGACCGCATCAATCGTGCGTGCGGAATCTTTCATTGATTTACTGACATCCCTTAGTGATTTCAATCGTGAATTACTGATTTTGCGCCCTTCCTTTAATTCCTGCAATAAATCTTTCTTGATAGCTAATGCCTGTGCAGCTGTTTCCTGCATTGACTTATAACTGGTAATTACAGCTTCCGGATTCATTGCCCAGGTGACGACCGATACTTCCCATAGTTTAATTTCTCTCAGATGTCGAATTCCGTTCTCGTCATAATCGAAAATGATTGGATCATACCCAATGGACAGCTCATTTAAAACTCCGTCCTTCAATAGTACTTTTACGTCACGTCCCATGGTCGTGTCGGAAATTTTCCCACTTATAAACAGTCCATTGGGTTCTTCACGCAGTTCAACAGGACGTCCAATCGGGAGCCAGCAGTCATTGTGTAATGCAAGTACTTTAACCCGCTCCCATCCTTCTGCTAATGTCTTTGTAAACGCTCCCGGTTCTATGATGTCCCCTCCGCTGTCTATGTTCTCAAATACCGCGCCATAACCTGAAAAAATCCCTTCTTCTTCGTTATAGGCATCCATCTTGAACCGCATTTTTTTAAACTCATGCTCCACTCCTCTTCCTCCTTTCCGCTTAATTTTTTATGTTAAAAGAGACCAGGATGTCTCTTGGTCTCTTTTACATGCTTATTAAATCTGTTGTACCGGTGCAATTTATGAGTATGTCAAAAAGCAATGACAGTTCACGGTTTCCTCTGCGACTGAACAATCAGGATCACACGGCATCATGAGTTTATTCCCCTTAATTGTTACGAATGGTTCCGTTATTGGGACTGTTTTTCCATTCAATGCCTGATGTGTGTCCCTGGCTTTTCCCAAATTAGTTACATGCCAAGTCTTCGTTGAAAATCCACCTTGTCTCGCCATATCAAAATTCCCTGCCAGAAGGCTGGTATTGCATTCCTGTGCAGCAATGATACGTGCCCTGGCAGCAGATGTGTTCATTTCAATCATGATGTCCTCAGTTAGCTCCTGCTTTCCTTTCCCTTGCGTTAGGCCGTCTGCGACGATTCTTCGGATATTATCTTTGGTTGTCTGCGTCACCCTTGTGACGCGCTGCCCTCCACGCAAACGTGCTACAGAAGTCAATGATGGTTGCTGGATTGCATTCAGGCGGTAACTCGATACCACTTCTTTTACACCCTTATCATAGGTCTCTGCCCAAAGAGGCGTCAATATGGATTCCAGGATTCCTTCTTGTGTTTTCCAATCCAGCAATCCATTCACAAACTGCATGGTCAATTGTGATTGTTGCTGCTCAGACAGCCGCAGGAATTCCTCTTGTGTCATACCAATGGCATCCCAAACGCTCCCTTCCGCCTTTTTGTTTCCTATCAGCGCACCCTGTATCTGATCTGCCTGGCTCCGGAAGTATTTCGTTGTAGCTATTTCAAATTTACGGGTCTGTGTCTGCCTTGCATGGTTTAACCCCATCCCCGCCGCCTTGATTCGCTGTTCTTTAATCTCTGCTGCACGCTTTAGGATTTTCTCTTCGTCCTGTGTACTTCCAATCAACTCGTCCCCAAGAGACACTTCTATATCGTTCCTGTCTGCCTCAATCGGATCGGATGCATCTGAGTATTGTAGGTTTTCCGCCGCCGAACTGAGTTCCACTGGATCTTCGTCTTCACCAATATAGAGGTCCGCAAAATTCATTTTGAAGATGTCGCCCTTCTCCGTCTTCTCCATATCCAGCTTTTCACGCGCCTCATTCTTAGTAATTACTCCGTTATTCCATCCATCAAAGGCGACCATTTTTTCAAACTCTTTGTCTTTTGGTATGATATCATCATACTCCCATACAAGATCGTCCCCATAAGCAGATAAAAGCTGCAGGTTTATGGCATCCTGCCGGTTCGCCAGGCGCGGAGTCAATACGTTTGTAGCGTATATATATCTCGCAGCCTCTGCCGTAGCCCTGTTGCTGTTTTGGGTGATTCCCATTATTTCACGCGGTACCCCAAAATGCTCCAGGACCGCATCACGGGTAAATGCCCTCCCGTTAATCATGTCTAGGTCCTTCATGTTGTCACTCAGTTTCACGACGCTTGCTTGTGTGTCCTTTGGTCCTCCTATGGTCGCAATTCCATGGCTGTTTTGATGCCCCCTGAATCGTTCTTTCCATTTTGCAAGAAAACGCTCCTGCTGTTTATCATCCGCCCCTGGCATTACAACGATTGCACCCGGCATCGCGTCATTGAAGAAAAACTTCTTTTGGAACTTGGCCGCATATTCATCAATCTCAACCTCATCCGCAAGGGGCTCCGCCTGCCCCAGGCCTCTTCGGTATGGATCGAGAGGGTTTAGGTCCTTCATTACAAAAACATCATCAATCGGCACATCCATTACTCCGCCATCGGCCGCCCGTATCCGATAATATGGGAAACCTTGATATGGCGTCATTTGAACCCAATGTGTCGGTACCGGCCACAGTTCTGCTGGATATCCATTGTCATATCGTTCGATGATGAAATACCCCTCGCCTTTCAGCAGGAGATAATCGCTTTGCAGCTTCCAAAGTGCACTTGCTGTAAACTCATATAACGGATTTGGCCTGGCCCAAAAATCCAGGAAGGGATGCACTGTCAGTTCTTTCTTGTCCCCGTTCTGGTCAATCCGATATAGCTTCCCTTTCACATATGCTAAATCTGAGGATATCTTATCAATAACTGCCATCCTCGGATTCTTTCCGAACGTGTCCATCCATTCTGCTGTGTTTCTGGTCGGTGGAGAAGTGTACCTCGGAACCATACTATTATCTGAACGGCGTTCAAAGTAATCCCTACGGCGCCGTTGTCTAAAATTAAAAATACCCATATTAATCACCAATTCACAGTCCATTCGTTATTAGGTTCATATAATGCCAATGCAAGTGCATCGGCAATATCGGGAGAAGTCAGCCCGCGTTTCTTCATGGATTCTTTTCTTTCAAGCTCCAGTTTTCCGTCTTTATTTACCAAATAGCGACGGTTGCAGAGCTGCGATACCAGTGTATCGTCATCGGGGAGCTGCAGCTTTCCCTCTTGAAGATACTTTCTCACTTTCCCCCACATGAGGCCAGTACTGTTGCTATATTCCACGGGGTCATTATCATCAACCTTTCCTCCAGAGCCTCCAAAGTGACACTCAATAATCTCCAGGTCCAGTTTCGGAACATTCTGGCATTCATTCCACTGATTTCCGTCCTCCGGATTTATACCGGCCCGTCGGCATCGGTCATACCATATTGCATCTATTATCTGGTCACGTTGATCATATAGATTATCGTAAACGCCAACCCCCAGTCCATCACAGTCAACTTTAACCCGGATGGCCGCGTCCGGATAATCCATGGCAAACTGTTTTATCATAATGACAACATACCCTGCTATCTCAGTTGTGCGGTTATGATGGTATAGCTCATATGGTAATGATTGTTTCTTGTCTATCAATGGATACAGCGCGGAACTATCGTCACCATAGCGCGCCACATCCACACCAATGTCAATCTGTCCTCCTGGCGCATATACCTGGAGATTCGCAGCTTCCTCGCACCATTCCATTGCAATCAGGCTGTCCGGCGTGGATTTAGGAAACTGTCCTGCAACACGGACCCTAAACACATCACTATCCTCTCCGAACATATCAATAATCTTTTGTACGAATGTCCTTGATACGTGCTGGCTGTCGCGTCCGTCCACATGAATCGCACTATATTGTTCCCGATTGCGATGATGGCTGTCGTAAAAGAATCCAGCCAGGCGGGTCGGATTCCCCATCATAAGCAGCTTGGCATCCTCTCCTGTCATAGCACCTAAGACCGGCTCAAATACTTTGTCCGACACGCCGGATGCTTCGTCAATGATATAAAGGACATGCTCTGCATGGAACCCCTGTAATGCCTCTGGATTAGTTGCTGTCCGTGGAACCGCGAACCATTCTTCTGGATGGCCTTGCATATAGAGCTTTTCCTTGGTCCATATAAGATCATCGCGTAATGCAGGATTATTCCTCATCCATTTGCTGATTTCAGCCCACAGGACGTCCATCAATTGGTGCTCTGTAGGGGCGGTACATGGAATCTTAGGAAACGGCCTGGTACACATATACCAAATTACAGACCATGCTTCCACGGCACTCTTGCCTATACCATGGCCGGACCGTACGGATGTCATCGGATAATCACGCAGGCTTCTCAAGATGTCTCTCTGCTTCTCGTCCGGTTTTGCCCGTATGACATCCTCGACAAAATATATAGGATTATCCGCATAAAAAAGAACGGCATCACTCCCCAGCATCTGCTTCCCCTTTCCTTTCCTTTTCCTGGCTCCTCCGCCATTCATATGCATCCACAATGCTTTGGGCCAGTTTCTGTTGTCCTGCGGTTCCCAGGCTCATATGCTCGGCCAGCCACTTCATGGCTGCCATTGCGTCATAAAGCTCAATGCTTGCACCATCCTTCCCCAATTTCACTTTTTTTATGACATGCCCGTTTACCTCAGATGATTCCTTGAACTTTACATAATTAACTTCCTTCGTTATCGGCTCTCCAGTCTCTTTGTCTGTGATTGGCCCAAAAGCCCCGATGGCCTGGATTTCCTCGCGACCAAATGTTACATAATCCGTGATGTTAGCTCTCGCCACATCTAAATGCCATTGAAATATGTCATGCTCATCGAAAAATAACGACTCCAAACGTTCTTTTTTGATTCGGTCAACTTCGGCTTTAATCTTAGCATTTCTTAGCAGACGTGAGGCATTAACCATTGCTGTCTGGTAACTACAGTCATATGCCTTCTGATACGCGGCTGTAGCATTATCTCCATAAGCACAGTACAGGCAGAAAAGTTGTTGATTGCTGTTGAGTTCAGTATTTACACTCATCTGTTCAGCAGCCTCTGCAGCTTTTATTTTCTCCGCCTTATTTTTTCTGGAATCATGTTTGGAACGTTCCGTATTTTTTTGGAGCGTTCCATTTAATCGGTTTTCCCAGTTATCTTTTGATTTCCATCCTCGGATTGTCCCGGGCGGGAGATTTAGTTGACTTGCAATCTCAACCAAATCAAGGCTTCCTCCACTTTTCCTGTACAACTCAAATGCCCGGTCCCTGTTGGGGTCTCTGGGTCTTGGCATCCATCACCACCTCTCATTCATTTATTTTTTCGAAAACATATTCAGATAACTGAAAATTAAATGAGCCGCGAACCTGTGACGGTCCGTGGCCCCGGAGAGTGTATCAATAATTTTTAATAATCAATTCTTTGTATTTCCTGCTGCCGTTCTTGCTTACAAGATTATCTTGCCTCTCTACTTCAATAATTACAAATCTGTCATACAATTTCCTGATTTCCGGGCAATCATTATACGACAAGATAAACCTTCCCTTAATATGTTCCAGGCTCTCTTTGAGACGAATATGGTCCTCCGGTTGGAATCTATCTGGATAATATTTTTCTGCATCGTAATATGGAGGGTCAAGGTAGAAAAGAGCTTTTTCCCTGTCATATGTTTTAATCAATTTCCCAAAATCATTATTCTCAATGATTACCTTGTTTAGTCTTACGGATGCTACCTTGATAAGCTCAACGGCATTCTGTATATTATAACCCTTGCATATAAAGGAATGTAAGTTTGTCCCAAAACTCTCTTTTATTGCAATCCAAAAGCGCGCTGCCCTTTGTATATCCGTAAGTCCTCGCGCTGGCTGTATTGCATCTAAAAACATTTCCCTGGACATCAATGTTCCATCAAGCTCCTTTTGCAACGCGTCCGGATGGTATTTAACTATTCGGAACAGGTTGACTAACTCCCCATTAATATCATTATATACCTCCATTGTTGCATGGCTCTCCTTGGAGAACAAAAGCCAGGCAGCGCCGCCGAATACCTCTATGTATCGGTCAAATGTGCCTGTCTCAGGAAATTGTTCCAGAATTGCCCTTCGTAATAGTTTCTTTCCACCAATCCAACTAATAAAACTATCCATATGTCACCTTTCCTAGCATCGAAATATCCTGGTAAGAAAGACCTGTCGGGTAAATGACCAAAAATAAAGCACTCAACTTTATGGCCGAATGCTTAATATCGAGGATGGGATTTGAACCCATGGCCTCAAGGGTATGAACCTTGCGAGCTGCCAGACTGCTCTACCTCGCATCAAGGCGTACCTGCATCCAAGTATCTGAAATCAGATACCCGATGCGCCAGTACGTGTATGTGAAGCAATGCTTTACACCACTTCCAGTTTACACTATAACATTTCAAAAACGAAAAATGTGAAATTAACGAAATTATTTATGCAGCGCTCATAAAATTGTTAAATTCCATTCTGACACTGTCTGCTGTTGCCTTTCTCCCCAATCGTGCGGCCACCTCCCCCCACGTCTTTTCTTCAAAAAATTTCATCCTTATAATCCTCTGCATTCTCTGAGGAATAGTATTCATCCAAGCTTCTACCTGCAGCTTTATTTTCTCTGCATCTTCTTTCCGAAATTTTAGCAATTCTTCCTCCTTTTCTAGGTAGCTTGGATGTTCTATGAAAGAGTAAGAAAGTCCTTCGATATGAAAGTTCTGTGGTGCATAAGGAAATTCATGCATGGATCCTTTTACCGAATCCTGTACAGGTAGCTTCCTACGTTTCTTAAGCCTCGTAATATCTTCTTCTGTCTCTTTGATTAGTTCGCAGGCATCTATATATTGACTTAATATATGCTTTTCCATCGGCATCACCTCCCCAGCCTTAAAAACCTCTGCCTCGCCTTATCCCACTCCTCTGCCAGTTCGGCACCTATCGGCTCGTCTACCCGCTCAAACTGGTACCGTTTGCGATATGTCCTTCCCTCCCTTGCATAATTGGCTATCAAGCGTGGATATTGGATGCTTAACATGACGGCTAATGCTGCTATTGGATACCTCCCGACATATCTCCCCTCGTCATATAAATCATACATTACGACCTCTCCCATGAAGCATACTCCTTTCTACGATGCATACATATCGTATTCATACCGTATCTTTGACATATGGTTTTTTGCGTAAATACGCGTTGTTTCGATACACGCATGGCCCATCAGGTCACTCAGTGATTCCAGCGGCATTCCCTTGTTAAGCGCATGTGTGGCAAATGTGTGCCTCAGAAGATGTGGGAATACCCTCTTTTCGATTCCGGCCTTCTTTGAAATCTCTCTGACGATATTCTCCATAGCGTTCTTTTTTATGCCTTGATACGGAGCTCTGACCGATATCACCACCGGGCCCTCACGCCTGCCATCCAGATACTTTTCCAGGTAAACTAGTAAACGGTCAGAGAAGAATACAGGCCTCTCTTTTTTTCCTTTCCCCAGTACAATCACTGTCTTTTGCTTCATATCAATGTTTTCCACCCTCATGCCGGCCACTTCTGATACTCGGCATCCGGATGCCAGGAATAGCTCCAGCACCACATTGTCCCTTAGGTTTTCTCCACACGCCACTCTCATGCGCTCCACTTCCTTTTGCGTCAATGCTTCCCGGACCTGCGCCGTATACTTAATTGTGTCCACCGTGGCCATGGGATTTTTTATTATGTATCCGCGCTTGTGTAGAAACGTAAAGAATGAGCTGGCTATCAGGCGTTTATGATTCTTGGTGCTATCCGATATTCCATTTGTCTCTGCATAAAAGTTCAGGAAGTTCATGATGTCGAAGTCCTGGATCTTGTCCACTGGTTTTCCCAGATAGCACAACATATCCCCCAGGAATTTGCTGTATTGGTCAATGGTACTCTTTGCTTTATTATCAAACCGCATCTTAGCGATGTATATTTCCAGTTCGGGAAATCTCAATACCCCTGTGCTCAGTTGTGTATTGCGTTTGGCCACTTCATAATCGCTTAATACGGATGCGAGAGCTGTGTCAACCATCTGCAATACCGTTGTGTCCACATTACTGGACAGCTTTGCTATCAATTCGTCTTTTAATTTATTTTCGTCCATTTGTAACTCACCTCGTTCAATACATGCCCCGAGTTTTTTCTTCGGCGGCTCCCCCTCTGCAGGAGAGCCATGTATTTCCTGTATCTCTATTTTTTTCTTCCAAAGGTTAGTATGTGAGCTTAATATCCCGTGATGCGGCTTTTTCCGCACCCCCATCAACACGCTCATCCCTTCCGGCACCGCTTATATGTTCTTCAAATTTTTTATGTATAGCATCGGCAATCTCATCAACGTTTCCATTGTCTTTGCACTTAATATTAGCTTTTAAATCTATGTTCTCAGGCTTTCCTGTTGTCATCTCACGTATGTATTTGTGCGGAACATTACAATTCACTGCATTCATTACAATCTCGGCCTTGGTACTCTCCCGCATAAGTCTATAGAAATCTGAAAAAGTCACTTCTACTCTGTCCTCTTTTGCAAATGCATCTAAAATAGTTCCCATCATTTTACCTCCGTACTATCTCCTCTTTATTTATATTCTTTTTTACATATTGGTATCCTGCCACTGTAATAGTCCTCGGACTTCTATCAACATAATTTATCAGGCCTGCATCTCGCATTGCTTTGAGATGCGTATTCACCGATGCGGTTGATTGGTATCGGGTTCCGTGGCATATTTCTCTTGTAGTAGGCGGGTATCCTTTTTCTTTTATGTATTTGACTATAAAAATCAGCATGTTTTCATGTTCTACTTTCATTCTTTACCCTTCAAAAATCATACTATTTTTAATAAATATGCAAATATATTTAGTCTCACATACACTACTATTACTGTAATGATAATGGCAATCACACAAGAAATAAATTTCAACCTCAATCAGGTACCTCCCTTCGTATCACAAGTGTCAGTTTTAACTATTCTTCTCTATGGCAAGTATTCGTCAATTTTTTGTATACATCTTCGTATAATTCCTGTTTGTCCCCATTATACGTATACTCAGCATAAATACCGTCGCCACTAACCGAAGTTGAAGCTAAACACTTGTAGTTCTGTAAAGTCTTGCAAGCCCATACAATATAAACGTCATCCAAATCAATGCGTGTGCCTTTGGTCTCCACGTCACAGTTATACCAATCTACAAGTTTTCTTTTGCATACACTTTCAAAATGTTTCATTCCTGTTATAATCATATTTCCTGCTTTCTCCGACACTTGGCAGTCGGCAGCCAAATGCTAATTCGAGACTATGGGAAGAAACTGAAACATCCACGCCTCATCCATGATAGACACAATGTTCCCATCCTCATTAATAGCCAAAATCTCAAGTATTTTAGGTTTAACAATAGTCTCTCTATTTTCCCACGTTCCTTCCGGCATCCTTACCTCCATAAGCGCCACTGCATTTAATACCTTGTCTCCGTGGATTACCTTAAATCTACTCAAATCAATTCCCATACGCTGTTCCTTCCTCCAGTTCTCCCGGAAATTTCGTACTTAAGTTGCTGACTGAAATACAGGCTCCGCTGCATCCTGTCCTGCTTTGGCCCCTGGCCCTCGCAGCGTCTCCGGTCTATACGGTTCCGGCAATGGCATCCAGGCCAGCACATCCAGTTTCTCCCACCCGTCAGTAAATGATGCTCCGTTCCAAAATGCCCTAATCACACAGTCTGTATTTTTGACAGACACTAAATATATCTCCAGTGGCTTGTTATCATATAGCGGATTTTCTTTCGGTTTTTCCGGCGTCCGCTCCTCCACCGGAATCCACCTCTCTATATCCGGCTGGTTATCAATCAGCGATTGTGCTGCCTCTCTTATATTTTTTGCAAAATCAGATATACCCATAAAAACCTCGTTAAAATCCACCTTATCCGCATCTATCAGTCTCATAACTTTTCCTTTCTCCGGTTCTCCCGGAAATGTTAATTTTGATTCCAGGGTTTAAAAGCCCTAATCTTCCCAATTAGTCCTAATGCGTCTCCGTCAAAGCATATTGCTCTATCGTCTATATAGCAGATTGCAGGCGGCTTGTGTGCAACTACATCATCAACCACAATATGGTTATCTCTCAAATAGCGCCTAACCGCTCCCATACCCTCTGGCCTTGCACATCTGGTAGATACCACAATTACCTCGTACCCTTCCATGCGTAAGTAATTGATTGCTGCCTGTATCTCTGGCACAACCGGGTCTGGTATAACTGATATACCCTGCCACCCGCTTGTGTAACTATGTATCACTCCATCAAAATCAAATACTATCGTCTTTTTATCCATGGCTTATTCCTCCTTCAAATGTTAATTCTGGTGTGCAAACAGCCACCATAATACCACCAGATACAATGCCCAAACCACATTATCGCACTTCCTATCCCATTGTAGTTCTTGGTACTGCATCCACTCCATGCCGTACCAGACTGCGGATATTGCCATGCTTACCACCAATGCCTTAATTAGTGACAATTCCATTCCTCCTTCAAATATTAATTTTACTGTGGAAGAGCCTCGATTTTGTATTTGCTCATATCATACAAAAAGACAAGCTTACCAAAATAATCTTCCTGTTCTAACACCAAAACATAGTTTCCATTTGCAACCGTAATGGAAATCACCTTTTCATCAAATTCTTTTTCCAAGTCCCATGTCCCATCAAAATTCCGTATATATATTTTTACATTCATATCTACTTTCTCCTCCGGTTCCTAGGAATATTAAGTTGGCGGCGGCCGGACTTGAACCGGCACTCTCTTACTTTCCCCACGGTTGCGGACCTGGAGGCCGCCCAGGAGTTGAACCTGGCCCTGTGTACCATACACCGCCACTAATGTTAATTTCACAGACCAAATAACGATATAGTGGATGTGCGCCAGACCGGAACCCCTGGCCGTATGGTCCTCCATTATCTCTCCATAGGCACATCCGCTGCTGGTCTTACTGGTTGTGCATACACCAGAGCCATGCCAGCTATCTTTACGCAGTCTCGGTCCTGCGAATCAGGTACCGGTATGCGCTGCTGTGTTATAAACTACGATTAAAAAATTTCCGGTACTGGCTCCCAGCTTTGGCTTTGGCCCAATCAACGGCCCCGGCTGCCGTCCAACTTTGGCATGGCGCTCCCGTTGCTTTCTCGGCGCGTTATCAGCTCACCCTCTTTTTTATTGTCTATCTGGTTTTTGCTCCAGAGATTTTTTTACAAGGTCCCTCGTTCGTCCTTGCCCCGTATTGCCTCGATAGGACAGCAATGATGGTAAAGTTGATGAAAATACTACATCCCTGAAAAATAAGCCCGCTTTTATCATACCGGCATCTGGTATGGGCATGGGCTGCCAAGGTAACACCGGTCCACAAATGTCTCTGCCTCTCCGCTCTCCAGGGCCTTAATAGCCATCTCATAAGCCTGTATCTGCTTCTCCGCCTCTGCTATAAAATCTATCTTGGCAGGTATCGTGTTTCCGACAATACCTGTACGCACCATTTGCTCCCATCCCTTATCTGTGGTTTGGTAGCGGTATGTATTAATGTGTTCTTGTAATATCGCAATTGCTCCTTGTCTATCTATCATCCCTCTGCCTCCGTTCAATCTTTTAACCACACCTTTTCGGCATCCAGAACACAGTAACATCCGGCCTTTATGTTTCTATCCTCAATCCACTTTTCTATTACTTCATTCAGCACATTGTCCAAGGCCGCTTCATCCTCGGATGACACGTCAAAACTTTCAGCAGCTTCTCCACATTGTTCATACAAATTCTCGCTGATAGCCTCAATAACGTCGCTTGCTGATATTCCCGGCCATCCCAGCGTGCATTCTGTACATGTGCCTATGTATACATACGGCGCATTTGGGCCTTCCTTTCTTGCTGCTTTTATAGCCTCTTCTTCCGAGTCAAAACTACCTCTAAAATTCTCTTCATTCCAGCTGTAACACCATTTATCCTTCATGAATCGTTTTCCTCCTTCAGGCCTTTGCATGATTCTATCCATTGCGGCTCTATGCAAAAACATCCTTCGTGTTCATATTCTTTTAATTCCCAGGCCGCTTCAAATCCTTCCCGGTCGTCAATAAATACCCCTGTCATGCCATCCTGTTCCATCATATAGGCAAGTTCTTTATCCTTGTTCCCATCACACAGGCCAAGGAAAACATATTTTCCTTCCATGGCTGTGCTTTCGACAACATAGGCATCCTCTCCGTCCATATATTCAGCTATGCCTTTCCATAACTCATAGTCGGAATCTTCTGGATTATTTTCATCAAACATGTGGGCTGTAGCAAGTTTTGCTATCTTTATCATTCCTCTGTCACTCCCATCCGCTCAAGCTGCCTATTTAGTTTCTCGTCAATTCGCTTTGCAAGCGGCCCCTCTCCAAAACCCAGTAGATACTTTATCTGCCACAGCATGATTAAGGTATCGGCCATCTCGTCCAGGACTGCATCCTCTGCCTCTGCTATCTGCCTGTCATTTCCTCCGAAGTTGCGTTTTCTCCATAGCTTGTTGATTGCCTGGGTAAGCTCTGCCATTTCTTCTATGCACTGGCGGCTCTGAGGCTCATATCCGTACCTTTCAGCAATCAATTCTATTTTCTTTTCTATGGTCATCCCTCTACCTCATGCGCTTCCATTAGCATCCTGTATGCTTCAAGCGCCATTGTGTGGCTGGTATATTTATAAGGCTCGTTTTCCAGCCAATGTCTGCCAAACATTTTTAGCTTATCTTCCTCCAGGCTTATCATGGTCTTTAATATGGATTTATCATATGTGTCCACCGGTTTGGTTTTTTTGGGAGGATATATCTTGTCATATTCCGTTTTTATCCGGTCAAGCTCTACAAACATAATGGCTCTGCCTTTTTCTTCAAAACGTATATAACAGAATCCATCGTACGCGGCCCTGTACTCTCCTCCCGCGGCCTGGAAGATAATAGGAAGGATTGGATCCCCCGGAATAAGGTATCCTAATTTGTGTAGATTCTTCAGATATGCCCTGACTATCCCTGACTCTTTCACTCCATACGCGCCATCCGAAGTGTTCATTTCTTCCAAAGAAAATACCGGTACGTCATTAATATATTCCTTCATTTTCTTCTCTCCTCTTCAGCTTTAGTATTGATACCTCATAGGCAGTACGCAGCTCAGTTTCTGTCTTGCTGAGTCTTTTGATGTATCCCCGGCTCTGTACGCGGCCCCATGTCTCTATCCTGGTTCCCACCTCGAATTCGGAAGCACGGCGTGCATTGCGCCCCCAGCAGATGCAGGGGATATAGTCCGATTTGCCGTATGGACGGTTTACGGCCAGAAGGATGTCCGCTATTTCCTTTTCAAGCGGAGTTTTCCTGTAGACAGGCGGCTTACAAATATAGCCATCCAGGAATATCTGGTTATTTTTTGTGCAATCCATCGGAACAGGCTGGGTCAAATGGATTTCTCTTACAAACACAGACAGTTTTAACCGGTTCCTGACTCCTTCATGTTGGTTATGGGAGCGGAACTGGCCTGTACACTCCATGGCATGGCCAGTATAGTCTTTATGTATGTCTATCAGGCTCTCGGATACCATTAGGGGAATAATGTCTACCTGCCCGCTGAGCCGGCCGACAGCCACATCCGCCATATAAAATCCTTCTCCGAACACTTCGTGGCTGAAGGTAAATCCGGAAGCAATCTCACCCATCATGCTTACCTTGTTGTTTTCTGTATTATTTAACATATTGTTTGTCCTCCATTTGTATTTTTAATTAAGAGAATGGCAGCCCTTCATCCTCGATGCCATCCGGAATGCTCATAAAGCCTTCCCCGATGTCCGCGCCCTGGACCTGCCGCTGCTCCGGACCTCTGCCCGACGCTCCCTTGCTGTCCGCGAACTCCTGGTCATCCAGGACGATATCCGTTGTGTATACCTTCCGGCCCTCCTGGTTCACATAGCTTCCTGTCTGTATCCTGCCCGATACAAGCACCCGCATTCCCTGACGGAAATACTTCTCGGCAAACTCGGCAGCGCGGTCAAATGCAACACAGTTGATAAAATCGGCAGTCTGCTGCTCTGCGGAGCTGTCCTGTCCCCTGCGGCCCCTCCTGTCCACTGCAAGGGTGTACCTTGCAATGGCCATGGAGCGCTCACCCTGGGTGTACCTTATATCCGGGTCCTTGGTCAGCCTTCCCATTAGTATGACTCTGTTCATCTTCTCCTCCTGTTCTTCTTTGGTCCAAAAATGTATTCATATTCCGATATGTAGCCGGCCGCGGTCTTAAAAACCGTCTTATACCAGTACAACCCCTGCTTGTCCCTGTACAGCAGGTAGGTCCGGTCCCCTGACTGTTTCTTTCCGATGTATTCCGCCGGCCCGGCCTCTTCCGGCATGCTCTCTATGGACATAGCGGTTTTCATAGCCTCTGCCGTTTCATCCTGCTTTTCCAATCCTTACCACCTTCCAAAAGTCCCCGGCAGGGAACTCATAATCATCATTAATGGTGTATATGGTTTCCCCTTTCACCCGGCTTACGGATACTTTCTGGACCTTAACCTCGTAGTCCTTTTTCGGGCAGTTGTCCGGGTTGCCAATATCCGGGCACATCTCATATGGATCCGGCTCGTCGCACTCATAGCACTGTATCCTGTCCCGGAAGCGGATGGTCCTTCCAATCAGGTCCTCACAGGTCATCGTCCGGAAGGAAGAAGAATCCATCTTTTTCCGGCTCGGATACCGTTTCCTCCTGCTCATCCTCCTTGTCAAGATAATAGCGCCCAAATATATTAAAAAATTCCTGTCTTGTGTGTGTCCGCTCAAATGCTGCCTGTCCAATTTTGTGCAGTTTCTCTGCCTTATTCGCATCCGCGTGCACCCCTTTCTTGTTGTCCGTGTGGCAGGTTTTGCACAGGTGGACGGTCAGGCCATACTTTTCTGACCACTTCCTGTTTGTTCCGCCAAATATATGATGCTTTTCCAATGGCCCTCAGCGTTCGCATAAAAAACATTGGGTGACGGGTTCCGCCTCAATCACACTCTTCATCCTGCAACATCTCCTTTATAATTTCTCCCAGGCGTGCAATGTTCCTTTGGGTCTCCCGGGCATATTCCATGGTTCCGGTCCGCATCCATTGCGTTACTTCATCCGCCAGCCGGCAGCCTTCGTCCCGCAGGCTTTCCATTGGCTTTATGACCTGGGTGCCGTCGTGGCAGGTGATGTACTTCTCCGGGACGACTCCCGGATAATCCTCCACCTCCATCTGCACCGCTTCCTGCGGGCTGTTTGGCGTGTCCTCTTGCGGCTCCGGCATCGGGAATGTACCTGGCTCCTGGGGTTCCTGGGCCAGTTCTTCCTTTGGCGCCTCTTTTGGTTCCTCTTGTGGCTCCTCTTTTGGCTCCGGCGCTGCCTGGGTTTCCGGTTGTACCGGTGCAACTGCCTGCTTTTGGGCTGCTGCTTCCCGCTCCTGGTGTTCCTTGTCTTTCTGGATTCTCTGCGCCTCTGCCTGTCGGGCCTTCTCCCTCTCTTTGGCCTCCTGCTCTTTCCGCTTTTCCTCCGCCTTTCTTTCCGCTTCGGCCTTCCTCTGCCTCTGAGCTTCCTTTTCCTCCTCTGCCGGCGGATAGGGCTCCTCATACAGCGCGTTCCAGCAGTCCTCCGCGGTTTCCTCCGTGATAAGGCGGTGGAGAATACCCTGCAGGTCATTCCAGGCAAATTCTTCCTTGTCGTTGGTCCTGACATTCATTAAGATAATGGGCTGGCTCTTTCCGGATATGGTCAGCATCATTTTCCCCGTCCCCGGTATTCTGGCCATCTGTACGGCGTATCCCGACGGGGCAAGCAAGTCCATCAGGTATCCCGTCATATGCTCCCCGTCCATCTTCACGGCCTCGCAGAATCCCTGCAATGACTTCGGGTTGTCATGTATGTACTGATGCATAAAGCGCCCCAGATTGCTTTCCATGGCCTCCTGGGCCTCGTCAGGCTCCTCCATCATGACTTCAAGGTCCGTCACGTTCTTTTCTTCCTGGATTTCCTTTTTAATCTTTTGTATGTCGGGCCGGGTCAACTTTGGTGAAAGAATCTCAATCACCTCTGCCGGCAGGGTCAGCATCTCTCCCAGCTTTGCCACTCCATATCCCTGGAATCGCTCCGGCAGCTGGTCTGAATACCCATCCACGGAGAACCTTTTATTGATATTCATGAACCGCGATGTCTGGCTCCTGTCCAGCCGGTACTCGTTCCAGGCAAATTCTTCCATGGTTGCGTATCCGGATTCCTTCAGGATGTCCGTATCCGTGGCCACCCGGAGCATGTACCCGATCCGGACGAACCCTAATTCCGTCCTCTTTACCTCAGCGTCAAATGCCTCTTTGTATGTCTCATAGCTTGCATATGTACCGCTTTTATTCACTTCATCCATTTTATATGGCCTCCATAAAATCTTCCTCCAGGCACTTTAACACTCTGGTGTTGTTCTTTTCTTTCAGTTCGTCTATGTTCTTTTGTCGCTTGATGACGCTTACGCTGGCCAGTCTATGGTCCTCCTTCGTCAGACGGTTCTTTATTTCCCTCTGCCACTCCCGCAGAAATCCTCTTATCTCCTCAACGCCTGGTTCTTCATCCAGATACGACCTGTGCTGCCGGATCGTTCCGCCCGGTTCCACCTCAATGGTGTAATATGGGATATCCGGCTCAGCCTTCCTGCGGAGGAAACAGATGTATGTCTCCCTCTGCATGATTCGCTCGTAATAACGCTCGCTCCACCCGGTGCAATGATGAAGGGCACTCCCGTCTATGGCAATGTCAACCAGGCTCCTGGGTACAATCATCATGTATTCCTCATTCTGGTAGTCGTATTTATCGCGGATTTCTTCCAGTATCTTCTCTGCTCCCGGATACTTCTCCGCCATCTTCCTGGCCATTTCTTCGTTGGCTTTCTCGTCCCGTTTCAGCTGTTCCAGCATTCTTTCCTTCCGCATTTCCTCCACCAGCTCATTGTGTCTGCGTTTCAACTCCCTTGGCCGGTATACCATCTCGTCTGTTGTATCTTTCTTTTTTTGCCGGCACATGTCCAGGTAGTCCGCCCATTGTTCCAGGACTGCCCTTGCGCGCCTTCCGGCATATCCCTCTGCCTGCTGGCGTTTCACATAATTCATGACCTGGCGGGGTGACATCTGGGCTTGCACGAATGACAGGTTTGCCATTTCTATATTCTCGGATGTAAGCCATCCCAGGGTTTCCTGGTCTATCTTCTTTCCTGTTTCCTCAGCCCATCGCATCCACTGCACGGCATTCTCCCCTCCGTCACACTCCCGGATGCGGTTGATTATCTGCCGGTCAGAGAGATTAAATACCTCTTCTATGGTCTCTCCATCCTTATACAGAGGTCCGTAGTACTCACAGGTCCAGCAACTTACTTTTCTGGTTGTCTCCTGCAGCAGCCGGTTAAACCGGCCCTTGAACAGATATTCCACCATGTTTATCAGGCCTTTATTGCTTTGCGCCCACATCAGCCGGTTATACTCCAGTTTCTTCCCGGCCTCTGCCAGCTGGCGGAACGTCCTTTTCCAGGCCTCATAGCAGGTTCCCTCCAGCGCGGCCTCAATCCCTTCCGGATACAGGTATTCCTCGTTCATCCTTCGGTTGACTGGGTTTTTAATGTCGAAGCAGCCTCGGTTATCCCACGGAGAATTCCACTCAAACCCCCGGTCAAACTGGTTATAGTAAATGTCACATGCAAGTTTTTTGTGGTTTCGGAGCGGGAATACGCGCACCGCTTCCGATATTTCAATCTTGTGCCCCCGTCTTTCCCATGTGATTCTTATGTCTAAATGCCTCACCACGCTCCTGTCACTGTCTATATCCTGCATGACGGCGGCGTTCGTTTTTAGCTGTATGGCATGGGTCCGTGTTTTTGCCTGTATGGTTTTTCCGCAATAGGGGCATGTTATATGGTCATTGTGTCTTACCTTTTTCCCGTCCGGCCTTTTAAATTTTCCAGCGTTTCCATCCTTTCCGCAGGCCGTGCAGCTCCATCGTTCGGAATCCTTGTCATAAAAGGCATAATCCCGGTCCCCTGATGCCGTCTTGACAATCCATTCGTTAAAATCTTTCGGGAGAGGAGGGATTTTGTCCATCAGGTTCCGGATGCGCTCCAGACGGCGGCTCTCCTTTGACTCCCTCTGGTTGCTGTTGTAATCATTCTCCTTGTGCTTGATGCGGGTCAGTGGTTCCATCGTGCTGAATCTCTCCGGCAGCAGCTCCTTAATCAGCTTCTTATCCGCTTCGGAATTGATTGGTATGTTTCCGTCCAGATCGTAATACCAGTAATGCGTCGCATCGTATTCGCATAAGGTCTGGAGCACTGTCTGCCTCCATATGCCGGTCTTAATATAATAGGTCTCATATTCCCCTGTTATGGTGTTCATGCAGTACCGTCCAATCAGCTCCCGGTCCTTCCAGTAATTCAGTATCAGGATTTTCTCTACGGCCTGAGCGGTCAATACCGCCCCGTCCTGGTCCGGCCGCACCGGCTCTGTTTTTAATACGCTGCTCCGTTTCATCCCTCTGCCTCCTTCGGTTCCCTGCCCTCCAGGGTGTACCATGTATTCGGTTTTATAGTTCCGTTTACTTTAAACAGCCTTGCATCCTCAATCTCGCCGTTTACTTCCCGGATTAATCCCAGGACGCTGCCGGCCGCTCCCTTGACTTTGGGATGCGGGCCTCTGGCAATTGCCATGCTTCCCTCGCTCCATGCCTCTGCCTTATCCTTTCTGACGCTGCAGCACTGCATGTTCATTTCCCACTCCCGGAGCGGATGATTGACCATATACATCATGGCATGGCCAACCAGCTCCCGGAGGGACAGCTCCTTTAACAGGGTGATTTCTGTACAGGCCAGCTGGGTATCGGTCCCACCCAGTTCGTCCAGGCTTCCGGAGGCCTCCACCAGAAAATACCTGTTTCCGCATCCCAGCGGATACCACCGCAGACACTCTAACGGGTACTCGGCACAATGCGCGCCTGAATTCCGGCATTTGGATTTGCTTTCTTTTATGGTTTTTCCTATCTCATACTGAAACGTTCCTCTCCCGCAGGTGCAGGTCAGGTCCGCATTGAATCCTTTGTATGCAAGCATCTTACTGCTCCTTTCCCATGTAGTATTCCGTGATGATTTTCTTGGCACGTCCCATCCCTGGTATTCCCAGCGTTACCTTGTAATTGATTTTGACCGCCTTTAGGATGTCGCTGTCTACCGGATGCTGGTTCTTCATGCTCCATTCCAGCAGGGCCGCAATGCATCCCTTCAGGCTCTTTCCTTTCCGCCTGACGGCCACGGCCATCTCCGGTTCCTCCGCGCACCTCAGCTTGATGTACTGCAGCCAGTCCTCCATGATTTCGTACGGCTTCAATTCCTTTGCCTCGATGTCCAGTTTTCCGTAGGCTGCCATGAGCGGGGTCACAAAGGCTGCCACATAGCCGTCTATAAAGTCCATGGCATCCTCCTTGTCTATCCCGTTTTCCTCCGCGATGGCAAGGATGGCCTCGTTGTCTCCTTCCTTCCTCTGCGCCGCTGCTGCCCGGTTCATTTCGTCCGCGCTGTCAAATTCTCCAAATTTATCAAACATTCTGTTTCGCCTCCTCTATGTAAATTTCTCTTACCGTACTGGCGGAGATTCCCACCAGGCAGGATATCTGCGCATAGGTCATACCCATGTTTCTGAATGTCATAATTCGGCCCGCGTATTCCTTCCTGTTTATTCTGCGGCGGCCTGGGGCTTTTACCTCTTCAGGGCAGCTGTCGCTGGAGCATGCTATCCCCATTTCTTTCCGCATCCGCGCCAGTTCCCGCGCCAGCTGCTTCTGTGTCATACGGTTTAACTGGATGGCCTCGCCCCATGTCATACTGGTCTCATATGTGTTTCCCCTTACTCCGTGATAAGCCATGGTGACGATGTGTCCATGCGGTTTGATGACTGACATCTTTTCCAGGATGACTTCATCGTCACCCCTCCGACGCGGCCTGTAGCAGTACAGCCTGTCCCCTTCTTTTATCCGGCGTTTAAACGCCTCAACTTCAAGCGGTTCAATGCCGCCCTTTACTTTATCGTTTCCCGGCTTTCCCCCAGTATTTACTCGGTCTGTCCGGGATTCTTCCTGATGAGATTTCATGTTATCTTCCCTTTCCTAAATTCTGATTGCATCCATTGCCTGTATTCGTGGTGTTCGTCTGTAAACAGGTACCGGTGCGGGTCCAGCTCCTGAAGGATTTTTTCCCAAAGGTCCGCGTTCTTTACGGGTGTTCCCTTGGCGTTTCTCCACTCGTTTTTCTGCCACTGTCTGGCCCATCTGTTTTGCATTGCGTTGATAATATGCTGACAGGTGGTGTATATCCGCAGCTCACACGGGCAGTTCAGGCGGCCCAGGGCCTCTGCCAGGGCCGTAAGGGCGAGCTGGTTCTCTGTAGCCCGCTCCATGGCTCCCCGTCCCTCCCTGGTGGCCGGCGCCCCGTTCCTGATGCATTCCAGGAGATAAAGATATTCGCCGTCCTTCCTGGCCGGTCCATGGAAGGAGGTCTCTATGTAGATGTTCACGTCCTGCACTTTCCCTTGCTCCTTTCCGGTTCTGGAAGCTTTACCAGGAGGTAGTACAGGTATTTATACCCAAAATCATTTACCCATTCCTCCACGCTGCCTTTATCGAGATACCATCCTTCAGGCACCGTAATCTCGCCCGCACTAAAGGTTTTCTTCCGCTTCCGATGCTTTTTCATCTCCGCATGTACAAGATTCTTGCTGGGGTTATATCTTCCAGCCTGTTTTCCTCCATAGGTCTTTTGAGTCAGCTCTGAATATTCTATAAAATACCCTGCCAACTTACGGTAATTCCGATCCTTACGCATAGGCTCAAAATGTAGACCGCCGTAGGGCCATACATCCTTTATCAGTCTGACATCTATGGGGGAGACCACGATATGTATATGGCTCCCACCCCTGGGTCCCACTTCTGGCACCCATACATATTTGAGTACCTTGCCATTCCGATGATATATATTTCTTAATTTCCGTAGCACTTTAGTTATCTGCGAAATCAGTTCCTTTTTATTCTTTGGCCGGTTCTCTATGGCATAGTTCCAGGTTATGTACCAGCAGTCCGGCCCGAAGTTCTCATTCAAATCCAATGTAAGCCTTTGCATGGACCTCCGGATATTATTCTTCCTCTGCGATTCCGGGGTTGGCTTTTTCCGTTTCCGCCTTTTCCCCGCCCCCGGCTCCGGCCTGCTCCTATCATGATAGCTATAGTGTGCTTCCGTTATCCCTGCTGTTGCTATTTTTTCAAAGTACGGCATATACCTCTCCCGCTTGTCCAAAAGATAATAAACTTAACAAGTTGTAAAAGCGGTCTTAAACCGCCATAATCCTTGACTTTCGGTCCATCCACAGGTATAATGTATACATAGTGTTTTGGTCTGTGGAGGACCGGCTCCTGAAGCTATTTCCGTGGCTTCAGGAGCATTTTTTATTGTCAATGTTCATCCGGTTCCGGCCCTGCTTCCTCATCGCCTTCCCCTTCCATGAGACGGTCATATTCCTGTTTCCAGGCCATTACCTTTTCCATCTCGCTCTCCAGCTCATCGTATTCCCCGCCGGCATCCTTATACTCGTTAAACCAGGTTTTAAGCTCGTCCCAATATTCATCCAGTTCCTCCTGGTCATCCTGGTCCTTAATCCCCATCCGGTTTATGTACTGGATTTCCTCCCATATCCATGCGACATCATCCAGCATGTCCGTACCAATCAGCCAGACCAGGAAAGTCTTGTCCTTTAATATGGCGAAACCACATCGGTCGAACCATCGGTCGGCACACTCCCGCTCATCGGATCCGTTTGTACGTTCCCCACATATCAGGTCCGCAATGAAATTCTCCAGCAGTTCCCCGGCCGTCATGCTCACACTTCCGGCTTTTTTGCATAATCGTTCCATGTCCTCATCGCACAGTTCGATTGTCAACGTCCGTTTCTTCCTCATGTATTTTTCCTCACTTCCCATTTAAAGCCTCACGCCCATGGCCAACGCCATGACCACAATTGCCACTATCGTCATACCAATTGACCACACCAGCAGCAGGATAACCCATCTCCATTTCAAACCTGGTCTCCTGTTGCCTATAATCATTAGTATCCACCGCATTCCCTTTGCATTGGTAAGAGCCACTGTGTCCGGGCCAACATGATCCAGACGCCAGTCCGATTCCCCGGCCCAATACTCAAGTGGGATGATTAGCTCAATCTTTCTCTTCATTTTGTTTTCTCCTGATTATTTTTAAGGCTCGTCCCTCAGGGCCGCCTTTAGGCGGTCTGCTCCTTCTCTTTGTCAGAAAAATAAGCGGAATATATCTTTCCAACTCGGTCAAGGATTTTCTCCCTTTCCTCGGCAGTTTTCGCGATGTTGTCATCATAGATTTCCACCGTTCCATTGCCGATTTTGTATTCTGCTACTTTCATATCACCACCCCTCTCTGGTAGATTGTATGTGGTATTGGTTGTACTTCTTGCGTTGTCCTTCTCGCTTTCCGACTGGTAATCATCCCCTCACTGTGATACAATTTCCTTACAGGCCCCGGCAGGTCGAGTACAACAGAAAGGAGAATGTTACATGTATCACATAATTATTAATTTTGCAGACCAATCTTATAGAGAATTCAGTGGTATAGACAAAATTGAATACACTACCCCCGACGGATATCAGACAGTATCCGAAAAGGAAATACTCTCTCACCGTTTCCCCCTGCGTGGTACTTATTTTTTTCTATGGCGATGACATCTTTGCCTCAGTGGATATGAATCACGCTAAGACACTGGAAATTATTATCGAGCATTAGAATGTGATTCTCTTACCCTTATGTTAACTATTGCATAAGGGTAATCCCTTTTTATCTTTTTGTACCAATCTAAAACATCTGGTAATTCTTCTTTGCTTGTTTCAAAAACCAAAATAAACTTTCCCATCTATCTCCTCACCTCGCTTCCTATTCTGTTTCCAATGCATAGCAGTAGACTATCTAACCATTTTGGCTAACTGTTCCATGTCTTCCCGCTCTTTCCTCATTAACAGTGTGTTGGTTTTGAAGGGCCTGCTCCGAAAGGCAGGGGCTCTGCCATGTACTTTCTTTCCCATCCAAAATAGGAATGTTGAAATATACATTTTTCCAAAATTTCGATTCCCTCTTCTACTGTTGTTTCTTCCAATATTTTAAGAATCTCCACACCTTTTACTTTTTGTGAATCATTGAAATTCATAATCTGGCTAGCTTTCCTAATACATTCCGTACCGCTTTTATCCATCTTTCTCTCCACCTTCTTTCCTGCTGGCAATCATCCCCTCACTGTGATACAATTTTCTTAACAACCCCTCCAGGTTGAAATAAACAAAAAAGGAGTGACTTTATGTCTTCATTCAATTCCATCATCTTTGCTAAACGAAGCTACTATTAAATTTGATGTGGAGCGCGACAATTCTGTTATTTGCTCTTCCCGCGGATTCTTCTGTGGAAAAAACTACCCGAGCACTATCCAACTTGTTGAGAATGTTGATATCAAAAACGGTGATTGGCTCATTGATACTACTACAAACCAACGCTATTATGTTTTAGATGCCCACCCCATCATAGTTGGCGGCCAGCCAGTAGACTGGATGGTGAAGTACCAAACGGAACTTGAATATAAGCAACAACTAAACGTAAACAACAATTCAACTACTATCAATATTCACTCTGTCAACGGGAATTCCGCTATTGGAAGTCAAGCTAATGTCGTATTTAACATTGGTTCTAATTTATCTGACATTGAAGCTATTATTGAAAAACTTTCTCCAACAGAACAAACAGAGGCCAATGAACTCCTCACGATTTTAAAAGATACCACTGAATCTAATCATCCAATATTGGTTGAAGGCGCTTTATCCAAGTTCTCGAATCTTATCAAAAAGCATTCTGACCTTCTCATCGCTATCGGAGGATGGGCTGTACAGTTGTTGATAGGAACTAAATGACATCTTATTTTTATTAGCAACACTTTTACAGAACTCATGATTTAGATTTGTCATACATATCTGGCCTTGAAGTGCAAGTTCAAGGTCGGATATTTTTTTCTCCATAACCATCCACTTTTTCCTTGATATCCACATTTTTCTCACCTCTCTTCCTATTTGGTTTCCAATGTGCCGCTATATACTATCCGGCTTTTCGTGGACCATTCTTCGTATTACATTCTGCATTCTGGCTGGCCAGTAGTAAATTTCCTCCCATTACCAAAATGCTCCTTCTGGGTTCAGACAAGTTTCTGTAAATCTTTACAAGCATCTCCATCTCACTACTGCTGACTTCCAAATCTTTCTTGTTCATTTTCTCACCTCGCTTTCCAGTTGCCTATGTTTACATCTTAGTATATATTCGCTACATTGTCAATACCTTTTTGTTGACTTACGCTACCTTTTGTGTTACTCTAATACTATCAGTCCGTGAGAGGGGGTGAAATGTTTGAATGAACGACTCAGAGAGTTAAGAAAAAAATGCGGATTAAGCCAAGAAGAATTTGGGAAAAAGCTCGGTGTCACCAAAACAGCTGTAAGTAAAATGGAATTAGGTACATATCAAATAACAGATACAATGTTGAAACTTATATGTTCAGAATTTAATGTGAATGAAAAATGGCTTCGCTCTGGCGAGGGAGGCGAAGG